TCAGCAGAAGACGCGGTCGAGGATGTCACGTTCCGCTTTTTTCCGATGAGCGAGGACATGGGAATAGACGCGGGCCGTCGTGCTGATGTTTGCATGGCCGAGGCGCTTCGAGACGAGTTCGAGGTCTTCGCCAGCTTCGAGCAGCATCGTCGCATGCGTGTGCCGGATGGAGTGGAAGCAGAGACCGTGGCCGAAATGGTCGCGGCAATACTTGTTGACGGTGCGCATGTGCGACTGCTCGAGTCCGGAGCCGTCCTCGCGCCGGCAGATGCGGTCGCCGCAATCGCGGTAGAACTTGCCATACTTCAGCCGGTCTTGCGCCTGCTGGGCGTGCGCGGCCTTGAGAATCCTGATGAGCTTCTCGCCGATGGAGATGGTACGGAGGCCGGCTTTGCTCTTCGTCATCTCCTGCACGGTACGGTTCTGCAGGAGCGTCTTCGTGATGGAGATGGTGCGTGCCTCGAAATCGACATCGTCCCACGTCAGCGCGAGGACCTCGCCGCAGCGCGCGCCAGTGTGGTAGGAGATGAGAACGGCCAGGAGGATGTCGGGACGGCGTTTCTGGAGGTAGGCGACAAGTTCCGCAAATTCCTCTGGCTGGAAGGCACGGCGTTCCTGCAAAGGCTTTCCTTCCGGCGTCTTGACGCCGCGCATCGGCGTATCCCGCAGATACTCGCAAAAGACGGCGAAGTCAAACGACGAGATGAGGACGGAACGCATGAGGTTGATGGTGGCATCGCTGCACGTCTCAGCTTTCGCGTTCAAGAACGCCTGCACGTCGCGCGGGCGGATGTCCGTGATGATGCGCTCACCGAGCTCTGGCAGGATGTGCGTGTTGAGCGCGTAGATGTAGTTCCTCCGCGTCATCGGGCGGAGCCTGCCAAGGCTCTCTTTCACCCATTCGTCCGTGAGCTTCTTGTACGTCATCTTCACGCCGTGGTCGATGCTGCCCGTCTGCGCAAAGTCCGCCAGCGCCGCCGCGCGTGCCATTTCCGCCTCCGCCTTCGTGCGGCCACCAACGCGCTCGACGCGCTTGCGCGTGCTCCCCGTGCCGATCTCGATGGTGTAATACCATTTCTTTCCGCGCTTTCTGAAAAATGACATAATGAATCAGCTCCTTATGCTTTGCTTCACGAGTGAGAGCTTTGGGCGAATCGCCTGCACATCAAAAAAGTTTTTCGGGAAACCGCAGAGCTCGCATACATTTTCGACAGGTATAGAAAGATCATCCAGAAGAGCCGAACGTGTTTTTACATCATGCTCAATGAGGAGCATGATGGCATCATGGATAAGTCCTGGACGTTCCTGTGGAATGGAATCATCCGCTGGCTCATGCGTGCGCCAGCCTCTGTGATAAAATTTTCGCAGAAGGGATTCGCCGAGCTCTTGGTCAATACTGTCCGTCTGCATGAGGTGATACAGGATGGACTGTGCTGATGCTCCCCAGCGCCGCTTCATCAAGAACAAAGAATCCAGCGTCTTGACGGCGAAGCTCTCACGGCGCATCGCCTTCTCCGGCATGAGGAAGAAGCTGGCGAACATATCTGCGTCTTGTTCGATGACATCCTTGTGCGCTTCGAATTCTTCCTTATCCATCCAGGCATGCAGTACTTGATGTCCGAGCTCGTGCGCGAGGTCACGACGAGAACGGACGGCAGAAGTCCCGCTCGTGAGAAAGACCATCGGCCGCTTGCTGGCCGACATCGGCGTATAGAACACCGAGCATGCATCTACCTTCGAGGCATCAAGCCCGACCTTTGAGATGATGAAGCCGTTGTTCTCAAGCAGGAGCGTCATGTCAGAAATCGGCCCGTCCCCGAGCCCCCAATGCCTGCGCAGTTCCGTCGCGATATGAGAGACTTCAGCAGGAGAATACCCGAAGCTGTCCTTTGTGATAAGATGGACTTCCGGCAAATGGACGTGTCGCTCAATGTATTCATAGATTTCTGCCATCCATTCGATGTAGGTTTGGAACACGAACATTGTTTTTTTGGCAGCTGTCTTGCGCTTCCGAAAGAAGATGGGGGCGAGAATCGGGCTGGCAAACGGATGGGAGAAAAAGGAAAGCGGAAATTCCAGGGCATTCGAGATGCTGGCGAGCGTCTCGGCACTCGGTGTCAAAACTCCCGTTTCGCATTGGGAAACCGCTTGTTTCGTGATGCCGACGATCTCCGCAAGGTCGCTCTGGGTCAGCCCGCGAAACATACGCGCCTCACGAATCCGCCGGGGTTGCAATGTAGATGCCATATCAATGCCTCATTTCCAGACGATAGTTTTTCGAGATGCTCTCGAAGTTTTCACGGATGGCAGGCCCGTATTCGTTCCGCATCACATCGGCGCGATCCTGACGAATATAGTCCATCAAGCTCCAGCGATGCAGCCACCCTTTGTAATCGTAAGAAGCAATGCCGATTTGCACGTATCTCAGATGGAAATCCTTGTGGTTGAACGTCACAATCAGATACATCGGATTCGAGATTCCCTCATTTAAATCGAGCGACAGCTGCTGATTTTCTTTCGTTTCTGCGAGTCGGAACAGAGCACGCTTTGGAAGCTTGTGCGCATTGCGATTCTTCTTGATGTGCAGAGAAAATCGGTCAACGAGATAGTGAATCATCGGACGGCCGTGTCCGACAGTGTCCTCCCGATAGGTCATCGGTGAAATATTTTTTGCATCGATGGCGCTCGTCAGGACGCGGTTGATGACAAAGCTGAGGTCGCAAGCCTGCGTGAACATCTTCGATCTTGGGATGCCCATCGCAGAGCCATCACTGATAGCGTCCAAACTGATAGAGCATCCGGCCTGTATGGCTGTTGCGATCATCTCCTTTGCAATCTCTGGAAAATGCTCTTCGTAAGCCTGAATGGCTTGAAGCTCTTCGCTTGATTCAAACATGTTACTGTGCTCCCTTCTGGTTACTTTACTTTTTATAGAAATATCGTATATTACTTTACAAGAAAAGTCAATGAAATATGGGAGAATATGTAAAAAGTAAAGTAAAGAAGGAAGAATTCCCTCACACGACAGCCCTCAGCATCTCCGCTCTGTCCGGCAGCACGCCGTAGATGGCGGCGGCCTGCCGGATGGTCATGCCTTCGATGGGCTTCATGCCGTAGGTCAGGAGGCGCACGGCGAATTCGTCCGCCTGATGCTCGACGCGATCGACGCTGAAGCCGGTGTAGCGTGCGAGCCAGTTCGTGTTCGTCCGCTCGTGCAGGAAGGCGTGCCCGAGCTCGTGTGCGCAGGTGAAGCGCTGCCACTCGTAGCAAAGGTCTGGATTGATGTGGATGATGTGGATGCGGTTGACGTCGAGAGCGCTCCCATCCTCCATGCGACAGATGCGTCCGCAGTCGCGATAGTATCTGCCATACCTCAGCTTGTCCTTCGCCTGCTGGGCGCGCGCGGCTTTCAGGATGTTCACGAGCTTTGTCCCGATGGCGATGGTGCGGATGCCGGCCTTTGACTTCGGCGTGTTCTGCACGGTCATATCTGTGAGCAGCGTCTTGTTGATACGGAGCGTGCGCTCGTCGAGATCGACATCGTCCCATGTCAGCGCGAGCACTTCACCTTTCCGTGCGCCGGTATGATAGGAGATGAGGATGGGGAGCAGGAGACACGTCCCCTTGAAGTGCTCGACGAGCTTCTGGAACTCTTCGCGCGTAAACGTCCGGCGCGGAGTTGCTTCCTGTTCGGCCGGGGGCGTATGCACGCCGCGCATGGGCGTCTCGCTGAGGTATTCGCAGAACACAGCGTAGTCGAACAGGAGCGATAAGACGGCATGGTCGGAGATGACGATGGAACGCGAATAGCTTTTGATTTCCTTGTTCAGGAAGGACTGGAGTTCGCGCGGACGGATGCTGGTGAGCTTGCGGTCGCCGAAGACGGGGAGGATGTGCTTCCGCAGCAAGGTCGTATAAAGGTTCTGCGTGTTCTTCTTGGAATGCGACAATCGCTCCTCTTTCCACTCCAGCGCGAACTCGCGGAAATTCTTTTTCGTTCCTTCTGCAAAGTGACCTGTCTGCGCAAAAGATGCCAGCGCTGCCGCGCGCGCCTTCTCGGCCTCGGCCTTCGTCCGGCCGCCGACACGCTCGACGCGCTTGCGGGAGCTTCCTGTGCCGATTTCGATGGTGTAGTACCATTTCTTCCCGCGCTTTCTGAAAAATGACATGATGCGTCACTCCTTTCTGCCACTACTCACGAGAGGCTTTCTTTTGACCTTCCACGGTCGTTGTGGTACACTTTAACTAGTAAGAAAAAGCTCACAGAGGGCGGAACTGGCAGCCGCCACCGGATAGCAGCGCGCATGCTTGATTAGGAGATGCAGGAAGGTCACCCTGCCTTGAGCTTTTGGGAGGACGTTCTCTATATGGGAACGTCCTCTTTTTTATGTGTGCGTTTTCATCCATAAAAGACGAATAGCCCTGACCAATGATGTCAGGGCTATCGTTGTCCAAGGGTGGCGGCTAAAGCCGCGTCCTGGATCGCTCGGACATCATCATAACAGAAGCAGCTTACTTTTGCAAGATGGAACGGTCGAAGATAACTCGGACAGCTAAGAACACAAAAAGGCGATTTCGTGTTCTTATTTTTCTACGATATCGATTAACTTTGTAAAAACGTATGCCGTTTTCCGAGGTGTGCCAGGCTCGATGTCCAGCGCAAGCAAGCGAACGGTATCTGCGTCGATTTCTCCGACCTTTTTTGCCTTCATCACATCACTTCCTTTCCTGCCGCCCTTCCCAGCGGCTTTTTCTCAATGCGTATCGACGACTCTAAAAACGAGAATCGGAATGATTTTGTAACGTGACTGTTGAAAAACTTGGTTCATGGCATCCGACATCGCGTCAACAACGTCTTCGATGGCGCCGACCATTTGAGGTTGCTGTTTTTGCTCTACCGTGTCAAGAATCCCGAGCGTATACCATGTCCCCGGCATTCTCACGCCATAGGTACGGCTGATGTCGCTTTGTGTGATGGAAAGTCCGTCGCCTTTCAGAGTTCCGTTCACGGTTGTCCCGTCTACATCAAGCGTGAGTGAAATCGAATCGGACATTTGCGCGAGCAGGTCTGCAACGAGTTTCAGGGAATTTCTCGTAGCTTTGTCCGACGGAAAGCCGAACGCTGACAAGTTTTTGCTCATAATCGGCATGACGGATTTGATGGATTCGAAGTCGTGGATGCGGATGTGCGATTTGATGAGCATCATCTTACCGACACATTCGTCGGGGAGTGTGTCGGACGGGTGGATGTCGAGATCGTTGAGCAGCTGGATCAGCTGGCTATGGTACGGGTCGTATTCTTCTGCGGCGTTGGCTTTCGATTCGTTCGAAGTTTTGATTTCGCCTTGTGCGACCTTGATAGACCCCTTTACAGACAAAGAAGAACCCTCGGAAGTGTCGGTCGTCTTCGTCACACTTCTGAGGGTTCCGCTGCGGAGCTGCGATATGAAAGAATCGGTACGTTCCTTGTCTACATAGAGAAAGTCAATCAGTTCTTGTTCGTCAAGAACGTGAGCTTCTTCGGACGTTTCTGTCCCCATTTTGTTACCTCCATGGCAATCTGCCGACAACGGGAGGCGTGTTCATCATACTGCTTCTTGATGGCGGCGAAGTCGAATTTCACGCCGCTTTTCTTTTCTTGCTGTTCCATGAAGCATCCCTCCTTTTGTGAATGATTATATACTAGAACCTTTAGAATGTGAATCGGTTTGCAATATTTTATTTTCAAAGAACATCCAGCCGTCCCATATCGGGGCGGCTTTTTTTGTACGCAAAAAATCCCCGCTGCTACAAGCACGTCACTTGCCCAGCTTCCTCCTGAGCTCTACAGCCTTGCCGAGGATGCGAAGAGGAAGCTTCCTTGCTTTCTCATGCGTGAGGAACATGGGCTCGAAGGCGGAGCGGTTATGGCCGATGATGAAGATGCCTTCGTCGGTAATCTTGACTTCCTTCAGCGTGGCCTCGTTGCCGTTGAGCTTCACGACGGCAATCTCGCCGGACTCGACGGTCGGCTGCTGGCGGATGATGACGACGTCGCCGTCGTTGATGGTAGGCTCCATCGAGTGTCCTCGCGCGATGAGGCCGTAGAAGTTGCCATGCTTCGCCATATCGGCGGGGATGTCTTCGTAGTCGAGCACGGACTCGATGGCCTCCGACGGGATGCCTGCGGGGATGGCGCCGAGGACGGGGATGTGGACGTAGCTGTTGGTGGCGGGATGCTCGGTGGTAGATGGCTGGACGGTCGGCGGGTCAGGCTCTAGAAAGTAGCTTTTTTCAACACCAAAAATAGACGAAATCTTTTCAATTTGTCCCATAGTTCTCGGCATTGACTTTCCAAGCGTCCATTTTCCGATAGAGGATTCGCTCATTCCAAGTAACTCAGCAAGAGTATTCTGGTTCATGTGGCGCTCTGCCAGCTTCGCTTTTAGCCTTGATGCGAATAGTTTTTTCGCTTCTTCAGTCTTTGGGTCAGCCATTTGAATCACTCTCCTTTTTCTTACAGTATAGAAGAAGTTTCTATCTTTCACAACAAAAATCCGATTAAACTAGAAAAAAATTCTTGACACTAGAAATAGAATCTAGTATACTACGCATGAAGGCAAACGAAAGGAGGCGATAACAACGAGTACGAAAATCTCACTACGCGCCGCAAGGGTGAACGCGAACCTCACGCTCATTGAAGCGGCGAAGCGGCTCGGCATTGGGAAAGACACGCTTATCAAGTGGGAGAAAAATCCAGACCGCGTTCAGCCCCGATACCAAAAGGTGATTTCTGAGGTCTACAAGATGCCAATTGACGATATTTTTTTTGGCATCTAACTAGAATTTGTTTCTAGAGAAAGGAGCAGACATCATGGAAAAGGTCATCACGAAATATCAGGTCACGCGCATCAGCAAGAGCCTCACGACCTACGCCGAGCGCCGCAGCTACACCTACTTCGACAACCTCGACGAGGCCGTTGAATGGGCGAAGCGTCACAGCACGAAGGACAACATCGAGTGCAAGGTCTTCGCGTTCGACTGCTATTGGGAGCCGGAAATCAACAACTACATGTGGACGACGGCCGGCAGGGACACGGAGCGCGACTATGAGCCGATCTTCCGCAAAATCGGCAAGCGCATCCTCGCCAATCATACGGCGGAATACAAGGAAGAGATGAAGAAACTGGAAGAAGATGCTAAGTTCGACGATGCGGCTGTCGCTGAGAAACATGAGGCATTCAAGCTGTTCGTACCGTGCGAGACGAAGATCGATGACCTTGACGATCCGAAATTTATCCAGGAATGCGGCGGCATCCAAAAAGTAAAGGAGCACTTGCTCTTCGGAATCCGTTCCTATATCCAGTTGAAGTATGGGAACAAAATAGGCATGTCGTTCTGCTATTCCCCTGAGTTCGTCGATATCTGGGATTTTCGCGATAGGCACGTCAGGTTTGACCGCATCCATACGGGCGGAATGAAGCCTTCGAAATTCGAAAAGAAGGTATGGGACTTTGCGCAGCACTATCTGCGGTCAACGAGAAGGAATGTCGCATGCTGAAAGAAATGCAGTTCGTTGAGGTGGACAAGGTCGAGGTCGCGATGAATCGGCTGCGGCTTCACGAGGCGGAAGCGCTTCGCAGGAATCCCAAAGGCTACTACGTCGCCTTTTCCGGCGGCAAGGATTCCTGCGTCGTGCTCGACCTTTGCCGTCGGGCAGGCGTGAAGCATCACGCGCACTACAACCTCACGACGGTCGACCCTCCCGAGCTCGTGCAGTTCATCAAAAAGGAATACGCCGAGGCTTGGGAGGGGAGGGAGCGACCAGCGCAGACCATGTGGGAGCTCATCGTGAAGAAGCGGATGCCGCCGACTCGCGTCGCGAGGTACTGCTGCAAGTGCCTGAAGGAATCGCACGGACGCGGCAACGTCATCGTGACGGGCATCCGGCATGAAGAGAGCTCGCGCCGGAAGAAACGCAAGATGGAGGAGACGTGCACGGCGTACAAGCAGACGAGCTACCTGCATCCCATCATCGACTGGACGACGGACGAGGTTTGGGAGTACATCCACACGTACCACATCCCGTATTGCAGCCTCTACGACGAGGACCGCACGCGCGTCGGCTGTGTCATGTGCCCCTACAAGCCGTCGAAACAAATGCTCGCGGATGCGAAGCGTTGGCCGAAGATTGCCGCGTGCTACAAGGCGGCGTTCGGCCGGATGCTCGCAAAGCGCAAGGCCGACGGCATCGAGCATACGGAGTGGAAGACGGCGGAAGACGTCTATGATTGGTGGACGCATTTCAACGAGCGGCACCATGAAAAAGACAATGAGAGCATCCCGCTTTTCGGGATGATGATGGACGAGACGGACACGTAAAGGAGGAACAGCATGGACAGTTTGACAATCAAGGAACCGACGATTGACAGCCGCGAAGTCGCGGACATGGTCGGCAAGCAGCACGCGCATCTTTGCCGCGACATTGCACATTATGTCGATGTCATCAGCAAGAATCCAAAATTGGATTCTTCCAATTTCTTTAGAAAAGCATCCTACAAACAGGAAAACAACGGCAAGGAAGTTACCCGCTACGACGTCACGCGCAAGGGTTGCGAGATGATCGCGAACAAGCTCACGGGCGAGAAGGGCATCCTCTTCACCGCGGCCTATGTTGAACGCTTTCATCAGATGGAGGATGCCATCAAAGAACCAAAGAAGCTGAAAGCCACACCGACCGACGCGGCCATGCAGAAGAAGCTCGAAATCCAGGAGATGCGCGCGAAGGCCATGCTCATCAACGCGAACACACGCAAGGCGAAGGTTGCGGCCGAGCTCATCAAGTCAGCAACGCTCGACAGCTACAAGAACGCACTGATGGCGACGGCAACGAACACGCTGGCCGGAGAGAAGGTCGTGGAGCTCCCGAAGTCGGAGAGCGGGCGCAAGCGTCACGAGCTCGGCTGGTACTGCGAGAAGGTAGGCCGCAAGCGCACATGGGCGTCGCAGATGAGCAAGGAGCTCGCGAAGAAGGGAATCACGAAGGAAGACGGCAAGACGGGCGAATTCGTCGAGACCATCGACGCGGGCGGCCATCAGCGCCAGAACTTCGAGTGGTTCGAGGACTTCCTGCTTCCGATTGTCATGATTAACTTCAAGCCGGAAGAGAAAGCGTGACGCCATGAAAGTAACGACGCTCAAGCGCATCAGCCTCGACGGCTTCGCAAAGCTCGCAGCAGAAAAGGAACGCCTTTATGAATGGGCTCAAGGATGCCAAGACTGTCTGGACAAGGAGAAAGAAGCGCTCAAGACGGAGCTCCTGAAGCTCCTCAAGGATTCCATCGACGACGTTCTCCTGCGCGACATCATGCTTGTCGACGTGAGCGATATTGACATATTTCAAGACACGGACGGATATGGTAATTTAACCGGCCTTATAATCAGCTTCCTTAACAGCGATGACGGAGGGACGCTGATTGCAAAATGGAGAATCCCGCTTCGCCGGGGGTCATACCTTGAAGCCAATATCGACGACAACAGAAGACTTCACATCTCATACAAGAGAGGAGCCTAACAAATGGAACTCACATCCAACCACAGCACCTACCTCCGAAAGCTCATGGAGAATGACATCACGGACAAGGACTTCCAGAACTTCAAAGCTTTCGCGGCAAAGGCAACGAAAATCATGAACTGGATCATGAGGTACGACACGAAGGAGGCGTAGCATCATGAAAACGGATGAAAAATGCATGTCCATCAAGTTCAAAGGTGGAGGCGAGTTCATCAACCCGCCGAGCCCCGAAAAAGTCCTCACGCTCCTTGCCGAGCTGCTTGCCAGGCAGGAAGGCAGGGTGGCGAAGGACATCAAGATCACGAAGAAGGAGGCGAAGACGGCATGAGACAGCAAGAAAAAGAGTCTCTTCTTTGTAGCTTGTATGACGCGAGCTTCCACTACGGCGTGAACGCTCTCCGTCACGAGCTGTCAACGCTCTCGCGCGATGTGAAGAAGAGCGACCGGGCAAGGGAGCTTCGGGACTTTGCGCATGACCTCGTGAAACACACGGAGTGGTGCATCATGAACGTCTACGAGGACACGGGCCGCAAGGACACGCTCGATGCGAAGGACATGAAGAACGCCATCACCTTTATTGAATGCCTCGGCGAAGGAGACGGGCGCTCATTGAATCCCGTGAAGCGCTCGCGTGACAAGCTCCTGCATGCCATCCGAGGCATGGACATCGACGACGATGACGAAGACCCGTACGGAATGCTTGATGTTCCGTTCGGATATGACGGGATTCCATGGGAGGATTACAACGGATGAACGCTACGATTGAAGACTACAACGGCCACTGCTACACCGTCGTGCCGTGCTACGTCAGCGACAGCAGCCGCATCCACTACTGCGGCGCATACGCGAAGGACTTCAAGACATGGCGCGTCTTCGCCGTGAAGCACGGCATGGCGCTCGCGTCGGCGATGGAGATGGTCGGCGAATCCTACGGCATCGACACGGCCCCGCTGAAGCGCCTGATTCCAGCAGAGGAGAATCCCGGCTACCTCAACGCGACGATGCTCGCCGGAAAACTCGGGCTCCTTTCCAAGACGGGCAATCCGAAAGCGTCAGACGCGAACGCGAAGCTCGCCGAGCTCGGCCTTCAGAAGAAGGAGGGCAAGGAATGGCGCCTCACGGACAAGGGCCGCGAATACGGCGAGGAAAAGCCATTCACCCGCAACGGCCACAGCGGATACAACATCGGCTGGAACGAGAAGGTGCTCGTACTCTTCGAGCAGCCGGTCAAGGTGTGATAGAAGGAGGAAGCCACCATGGAGAAGGTCACAAAGCCCATCGAGGCAGGCGAGCCCGTCCGCTACTACGCGGTGCTGAAAATCGCCGAGAACCGCAAGCACACGAAGTTCCACTACAAGCGCCGCACGTTCCTCGACGATGAGGATGCCATCCGCTTCGCCCGCAGCCGCTTGCGCGGAGGTTGCGTGTCGGCGTCGGTCTACATGTACGACCCCGTCGTGACGCGCTATCCGCCGGAAGTGTTTGAGAGCACGAGCGCGCAGCGGGACGCGAGAGACATCCTGCGGTTGCTGCCGGACACGAAGATCTTCTACGCTTCGCGGACGATGGCCATGGACTTGCGCGACGTCGTGCATGACTGGCTGACACAGCGTAGGGAGACGGCGTGAAAGGATGTGGCGGCCATGAACCGAAAAAAAGATACCGCCGTGTCAGCGTTTTGCAAACGTGCCTGGCGGTATCACAAGACAGAGCTCATTTCAATGGGAGTATCGCTGCTCTCGATATGTCTATCCATCCTAGCGATTGCAATAGGGCCAGCACCGACAAAATGAGGGCTGTCATGGAAATGAGAATCGGAGCAATTTTGAGGAAACGGTCTTCCATCAGCTTTTTGAAAATCCTATCTTTCTGGAATTTCCAGTCTTCCAGAGTTCTCTTTCCTATAGGCGTGATGTGAAAAAAGACATCGTTTCCACGAAACTCTCTCGAAAGATAGCTGGAACTCTGGACGGAAATAAAACCGTGCGGGCGTATTTGCAAATCGCCCTCTGCCAACTGATTGATCCGAAATTCTGTGGTATCTCGGTCACGAAAGTTTTTTACGAGATCGTCGAAAGAAATTCCATCCGATTGTTGCACATATTCCAAAAGCTGAAAGTCAATTTCTGTTAACAATTTTGAATCTACCATTCGAATCACCGCCTTTCTACGGTGATTGTATCACGAAAGGAGCAGACATGAACGAACCAACAAAAGCCGCGGGCGGGGCGGTCGGTGAGAACCGGCTGGCCGTGCTTGCGGGGGAAATCAACTTCATCAAGGAACAGGCACGCGATGCCATCCAGCAGATGGCGTTCCGCTCGGCCGTGGAGATCGGGCGCAGGCTCGTCGAGGCGAAAGAGCAGGTCGCGCATGGCGAATGGGGCGCATGGCTGGAAGAGAATGTCCAGTACAGTCAGGACACGGCGACACGTTTCATGAACATCTACAGGGGCTTTGCCGTCAATGGAAATTCCGCACCGGTGCGGAATTTGACCTTCACGCAGGCCGTCGCCCTGCTCGGCATCAAGGATGCCGGCGAGCGCGAGGCGTTTATGAGCGAGAAGCACGAAGTCACGGATCGCAGCGGCGAGACGTCGATGAAGTCCGTCGAGGACATGAGCAAGCGCGAGCTCGAGAAGGCCATCCGCGAGCTCAACCAGACGAAGGCGAATCTCGAAGCGACGAAGAACGTGCTCCGCACGACGGAGACGAAGCTCGACGAGAAAGACGCCGAGGTCGAGGCGGCAAAGAAGGAGCGCGACGATGCGAACCAGCAGAGCGAATTCATGAAGGAGCATTACAACAAGCAGCGCGAAGAGAGCGACCGCCTGCGCAAGGCATACATTGATGAGACGCGCAAGACTTCGGAGCTTGAGCGCCGGATGCGCGAGAAGGGTGAGAGCGACGACACCAAGGCGTCCATTGAATCCCTCCAGCAGATGAATCACTCGCTGCGTGAGAAGCTCCGTCAGAAGGACGAGGAACTTTTGAACCGCCCAGAGCGCGAGACGGTCGTCACGAAGGAGGTCGTGCCGGAGGACTACGAACGGCTGAAGGCAGAGAACGCTTCGATGGGGAAGCGGCTTGCCGAGTATGAAGCGCACACGCAGGGCTTGAGCCTCCAGGAATACGCCGAGAACAGCGATGACGATGACATTCGTCAGTATACGAAGACGCTCGACGAGGAGACGGCGGCCGCCAAGCAGGTGCGCGACGTGCTCCGCGCCCTCGAATGTCTGCCGAGCGATGAAGCTGAGATGCGGGAGCTCGCGCGGTGCTACATGGATTGGTCGGTGCGCCGCGACGAGACGCGCGAAGACGCGCAGAACACAATCCTGCGGGCGCAGAGGAAACTGGATGCCCTTGCCGAGCAGTTCGGCATGGGGCCGAAATTGAAAGTGGTGAAGTGATATGGAAAAAGAATGGTTCCAGCCGGAAAAGCTTTCGGACATCATCGAGCGGAACCGCGCGAAGAAGATGAAGGCGTACCGCAAGGAAGTCAAGCAGAGCTGCCTGGAGAAAATCGAGGCGTGCCTCACGCCCAAGACGAATTTCACGGTTGGTTTCGATGCGATGCGGAAGTTCTACGGCCCGTACAAGGATGCTGTCAAGGCCGATGCGGAGCTCATGGATTCGCTTGCAGACCGTTACTGCCGCCAGCAGATGTGCAGCGGCGTGAGGACGCCGGAGGGAAAGCGTGACCTCTACCGCAACGGCACGAAAGACGAATTCATCCGCCCGTCGAAGACGCGGGACATCGGAGGCGTGACGCGCGTCCGCGACGATCTCCGCGATGCCGCCGAGGCGACGTCCCAGCAGGCGAGCAATATCAACAAGTACGTCAAGAAGCTTTCAAGCGAGGCGGCGGCAGACGTGCAGACGACGCTCCAGATGGGCGACGGGACGGATGGTGCGATGTGAAGAAGATTTGGAGGTGGACATCATGAAAGAGGAAAAAGAGCGCACAGTCGCAGTACTGCCTGCGGACAAGCTGCTTTCGACGGACGAGGTCGCGGCGGTGCTCGGAACGACGCGCACGTTCGTCAACCGCATCATCAACGCAGGGCTCATGCTCTCGCTCTATTTCGGCCGCAGCAAGCGCGTGCCGACGTCGGTGCTCAACAAGTTTATCGCGGATCATGTCGGCCATGACATCATCGCCGAGGTGGAACGCATCGAGGAAGGGAAGAAGGGGATGACGGCATGACACGGCAAGAGAAAGAGTCCCTGCTCTGCAGCCTGTACGACGCGAGCTTTCACTATGGCGTGAACGCTCTCCGACACGAGCTGTCAACGCTCTCGCGCGATGTGAAGAAGAGCGACCGGGCAAGGGAGCTTCGGGATTTCGCATACAAGCTCATGAAGCACATCGAATGGTGCATCATGGACGTCTACAAGGACACGAACCGCGCGGACACGCTCGACGCAAAAGACATGGAGAACGCCATCGCCATGATGGAAAACCTCGGCGAAGGGGACGGACGCTCGAAGAACGCTGTGAAGCGCTCGCGTGACAAGCTCCTGCATGCCATCCGCGGCATGGACATCGATGATGATGAGGAGGAGAGGGCAAAATGAACGCTACGATTGAAGACTACAACGGCCACTGCTACACCGTCGTGCCGTGCTACGTCAGCGACAGCAGCCGCATCCACTACTGCGGAGCCTACGCGCAGGACTTCCGCACATGGCGCGTCATCGACGAGCTCACGCCGAAAGAGTCCTCGCTCATCGCATGGGACGACCTGGAAGCGTACGTTGACCGCATCGACGAGGAAGCGAGTGAACGCCATGCCAGCGATTAAGCGGTACGTGCTGAACAAGAAAGTGCTCGACGGACTCAGGAGCATCCGCGACGAATACAGCGCAAACCTCGTTGCGAGAGCGATGCGAATCGGCAAGTCAACGTTCCTGCGCATCATGAAGGGACATCCGTTCTACATGCGCACGGGGCTCAAGATTGCCGCGTCGCTCTGCAAGAAGGATGGCGACATCCCTCTCCATTGTGTTTTCCATGAGGTAAAGGAGGGCGAAAATTGACGCTCAAAAAAGTCGCAAAATATTTGTTTATCGGCGCCTGCTGTGCGGTATGGGCCATCGGCATCTACACCGTGCTCACGGGCCTTTGATGGGAGGCGATGCCGATGCCACAGACACATCGGCCAGTAGGATGCGAGCCGGGCGAAGGATGTTTCCACTGCAAGCTCAAGGACTGCCGCTACAGCGGCAACCGCTCGAAGGAAGAACGCGAACTTTACACCGGCTCGAAGCGCGAGACGGTCGGTCACGGCTACATGCCGCCGACGCACCAACGGAGCGGCCATGTCAGGACGGGCAGGAGGTCAAAATGAGCAATCTGAAAGCAAGGAAGGACGCACACACGCGTGACCAGTACCGAAAAGCGCTGACATGGTTCGAGGACAACATCATCGGCCCGCTGTTTCTTGCGGCGCTGTGCTTGATGTCGCTGCTGCTGCTGACGGGGTTCATGGAGCCGTGACGGGAGGTGATTGCATGAGACACGACCAGAGATACCCGTTCACGCATCTGTTCGGCTTTGCCGGGCTGACGGTGGACGAGACCGTCCACAGCGTCGCCGGATGGCTGCACGGCTTCCAAATGCCCTACCTGATGCCGCATGTCTGGCGCGCGATGCTGGCTTTGGCATTTGCCGTCGGAGGTGTCATCGGGTGCGCGATTGCCGTGTGGATGCTGGCGGTAAGGGGGCTGATTTGATGACGGATGAAGAACGAATCAAGACCGCAAAGCGGGCGGGAAAGCGCAACGCATACGCGCGCGAACACGGCGTCTGCGTGCGCTGCCATAAGAGCTTCGAGCCGGACGGCCACACGCTCTGCCCAGAGTGCCGCAGGAAGATGAACGACATCTTGCAGAATGTCCGCGAGAGGAGGTGAAGCCGGTGGCGATGAGCAAGGAGGAGCGGAAGCGGCGCAATGCTGCTTGCCGGAAGCGGCTCATCAAGCGCAGGAAAGACCTCGGGCTCTGCATCTACTGCGGAGCGCCGACGAAGCATGGAAAAGCCGCTTGCGATGACTGTATCGCCTGGATCAGCCGCAAGCAGAAGGCGCTTCGTGAGGAGCGCAGGAAGAAGCGCCTCTGCACGCGCTGCGGGACACCGCTCGAACCGTGGGAGACAAGCGCGATGTGCTGGCTCTGCCATGCAGAAGACCGTGTTCGCTACCAAAAGCGAAAACAAAAATGACGCCCGTGCTGGATACACGGACGCCATCATGAAAGGAACTTTGTTGCACGTTCATTTTAACAGATTCAGGAGGTTTTGCCAATGGGCAGGAAGTCAGACCGGCTTTTGAAATACACGGTCACAGGAACCATCTCGCACTCGTTCACAATGCAAGTCCTCGCCGAAGACGAAGATGATGCCGAGCGCCAGGTGGAACAGTCGGGCGATGATGACCCAAACATGGTGCTCGACACCCCGGAAGTTGACGTCGAGGAAATCGAAGAGGGATGGGACAATGACGATGACCCCATCTACTTGCCGAAAGGAGGGAGCCCGCTCGATGACCCAGACCGCTGGTAACACCAAGCTCTACATGCGGCAGGTGACGTTCACGATCACCGGCGCGGACCGCGACGAGGTGCGGCAGGAGGCCGCGCTTCTCGAGAACCGTTCTCCGCATTACCTGACGAACATCCGCGTCAGCAGCACGCAGGAGAAGCTCGTCGAGCGAGGTGAAGACTGATGGCGAAGATTGAGGGCTGCAACCTCATCATGAAGGCGTCCGAGATGGAGGACCGAGCGGCATGGCTGAAGCTCCGAAACAAGGGACTCGGCGGTTCGGATGCGGGCATCATCGTCGGCGTGAATCCTTGGAAGAGCCCGTACCAGTTGTGGCTCGAAAAGACGGGGCAGGTCGAGCCAGAGGACATTTCCGAGAAGGAGGCCGTCTACTGGGGGACGCAGCTGGAGGACATGGTGGCGCGCGAGTTCACGAAGCGCACGGGCAAGAAAGTGCAGCGGCACGGTATGCTCGAAAGCGTCGCGTATCCGTTCCTGCTCGCGAACGTGGACCGCCTCGTCATCGGCGAGGACGCGGGCCTCGAATGTAAGACGACGTCGGCGTTCAAGTACAAGGACTGGGAGGGAGACAACGTCCCGGACAGCTACTATGTGCAGTGCCAGCACTACATGATGGTCACGGGCCTGCCTCGTTGGTATATCGCCGCGCTGATCGGAGGCCAGCACTATGTGTGGAAATGCATCGAGCGCAACGAGGACGACATCGAGGCACTGTTCGCCGCGGAGCACGTCTTCTGGGCGAAGAACGTGACCTGCGGCATCCCTCCTGAGGTGGACGGCTCAATGTCGTGCTCCGATGCACTCCGCGAGCGCTTCCACGGCGGAAATGTCGAGGCTGTCCGGCTCCCTGAGGACATCGCTACGGAAATCGAGAGCATCCATCGTTTCGAGGAGGCGAAGCGGCAAGCCGAAGAGGAAATCCGCGCAGGCGAGAACCGCATCAAGGCGCTCATGGGAGACCACGAAGTCGCCATCTATGGCGGTGACGAGAGCACTGGAGGCCGCATCACATGGAAGACGCGCAAGGGCAACACGACCATCGACACGAAGCGCCTGCGCGCCGAGCGGCCGGACATTTACGAGCAGTACAAGCGGGAGGGAAAGCCCTGCCGGATTTTCCGCTTCTGCTGAGTTTTGAAAGGAGATTTTCACCATGGCAACCACGAAAGGCGGCATTGTCGCCGCAAGGCAGAACCAGATGCAGGCACAGGGAGGCGCAAGGAAAACCATGCAGGCGCTCGTGCAGAGCATGATGCCGCAGATTCAGAAAGCCCTTCCGTCTGTGCTCACGGGCGAGCGCTTCGCACGCATGGTGCTCACGGCGCTCTCGTCCACGCCGCAGCTCGCCGAATGCACACCGCAGAGCTTCATGGGCGCGATGATGCAGGCCGCGCAGCTCGGCGTCGAGCCGAACACGCCGCTCGGACAGGCGTACCTCATCCCGTACCGCAATCACGGACGGCTCGAGTGTCAGTTCCAGCTCGGCTACAAAGGGCTCATCGACCTCGCGTATCGCTCCGGCGAAATCACGGACGTCACGGCGCACGAGGTGCACGAAAACGACGAATTCGAATACGAGCTCGGCCTGACGCCGAAGCTCCGCCACGTCCCTGCGCTGAAAGACCGCGGCAGGGTGACGATGTACTACGCCATCTGGCACACGAAGGCTGGCGGCTACGGCTTCGAGGTCATGAGCGTCGAGGACATCCAGAAGCACGCGAAAGCCTACTCGCAGTCCTACAGCTCGAACTACTCGCCCTGGACGAAGAACTTCGACGCGATGGCGAAGAAGACGGTGCTGAAGCAGGCGCTGAAATACGCGCCGCTCAAGACCGAGTTCGTCCGCGGCGTATCGGCCGACGGCACGGTGAAGAGCTTCACGAAGGACACGGGTGACATCCTCGACGCGCCGGATGAGAACACCTACGACGCCGAGGCCGAAACGGTGGAAGCGCCGCAAGAGGAGCCAGCCGTGGATAAGGAGACGGGGGAAATCCTCGAAGGCAAGAAGGAGGACACGGAAGGCAAGCTGCTGTAAGCTAGAAGGAAGCGACGGGCGGGAGGCGGGAATGTCGTTATGAAAAAATTGATTCTGTTTGATGTCGGTCGAAGGCGGTGAGGATGTGCGGAGATTCTACGACGACGAGATCGCGACGCTGTTCGGGCTGAACGAAGCGATTCTCCTGAACGACTTCGCCTACTGGATCCGCAAGAACCGGGAGAACGGCGCCGCCTTCCACGACGGGCGCTATTGGACGTACAGTACGGCCAACGAGCTCTGCAAGCGCTTCCCATTTTGGAGTGAGAGAACAATTCGAAGAGCTATCGGCCGACTGGTCGCAGGTGGATATATCGACAAAGGGCATTTTAGCCCAGGCGGCTCCGACCGCACAACCTGGTACACGATTACAGAGAAAGCCGAGGAACTGCTCAAGAAAACAATACAATCTCCTTGTGATTACTCATATGGTCAAAATGACCATATGCATTCGGTCAAAATGACCAAATCAACTGGTCAAAATGACCAAATGGAAACGGTCAAAATGACCAAATCTACTAATAACAAAAAGAGAGAAGAGAAAAGAGAGAATAAAAAGAATACGCGCGCGAAGCTCGCTCCTCCCTTCGAGAATCCGTCCCCGGAAATTCTTGAATCTTGGGAGGGGTTCGTCGAGATGCGAAAGGCACGGCGCAACGCTCTTACCGAACGCGCAGCCAAGCTCATAGCGAACAAGCTTGAGAGGCTCGCGCCTGGCAATGATGCCATGAAAGCCGCCATCCTCGATCAGAGTGTCGAACGCGGGTGGCAGGGCGTGTTCCCGCTCAAGAACGACACGCAGAGACGCACAACGAGGAGCGGGGGCCAGCAGAGTGCGGAAGAAATGTACGAAGAAGCCATGGACATCATGAAGAAAGGTGGATTGCTATGACGAATCAGGAACGTGCGTCAACGCTCAAAATGCTGACGCTTGCAAGGAAGACATTTCCGTCGTCGAAGGTGGATGCCGAGGCATTGACTCTCTACGTCGCTGCCCTCGATGATCTGACGTACCAGCAAATCAAGGCTGGCGTCATCAAACTGCTCAATACGGCAACGTTCTTTCCTACCATAGCGGAAATCCGCAAGGCATCTGAAGAGATGGTGGCGCATGTCAAGCACGAGGGAAAGCCGGACGCTGGCGAGGCGTGGGGCGAAGTCATCAAGTTCCTCAAGGCGCGGAGCATGTGCGACACGCGGCCGTACCCTTGGCCGTGCCCCGAGATTGAGGAGGCCGTGAACCGCATCGGAAAGACATCACTCTTTGCGCTCGAAATGAAGGACGAGCCAATCGTGCGGGCGCAGTTCATGAAGATTTACGAGAAGCTCTTGGCGACGAAGCACGACAAAGCCGTCATGGAGCTCGCGGCAAAGAAGATGGGCCGCGACGTCGTCGGCCTCGTGCAGGGCGTCGCCGAGGTGCGGCAGATTGGAGGATGAAGGGATGCGCAGGGAAAAACTGGAAGACATCTGGCGGCCGATTCCTGGATTCGGTGATATGTACGAAGCAAGTTTCGACGGCCGTATCCGCAAGGTGCGAGGCATGAAGCAGGGTATCAAGAAGCAGTTCGAAAAGCGGAAGGTGCTCTGCGTCCGGCTTTCCATCGGCAAAAGGAAGACCAAGGAGCAGCGCGTGCATGTGCTGGTAGCATCGGCGTGGCTCGGGATGAAGCCGGATGGATACTGCATCTATCACAAGAACGGCGTGCGGACGGACAATTTCGCGAACAATCTGGAATACCTCCCGCGCAGCGAGGTCGGACGCAGGACGGGGGCGCTCTCGAAGAAGCGGTCTGTCTTGAAGCTGGACAAATACGGGAAGGTGCTGGCAGTCTATCCATCGGCACGAGCGGCGGCAAAGACCGAGCCATTTTCGTTCCAGGCCATCATTGACCGTTGCAACGGGAAAGTGCAGAAGACGGCCGGATTTGATTACGCATGGGAAGATCCTGAAGGACGGATTTGGAGATGAGGATATGGGATTGTTCAGCCGAAGGAAAGGAAAAGTCGGGGAGCGTGAGTGGGCAAGAATCTGCCGCGAGGAAGGATATGACGCGGCGAAGCGCACGGCGCAGTTCCGAGGAAATACCGGCGCGGCTGGCGACGTGGAAGGATTGCCGGGCATTCATCAAGAGGTGAAACGAGTCGAGCATCTGAATCTCGTGGACGCCATAGAGCAGAGCATCCATGATGCTGAAGCCGAGGGAAAAGGAAACCTGCCAATAGTTGCGCATCGAAAGAACCGCTGCGGCTGGCTCGTGACGATGCGCGCCGAGGACTGGTTCGAGCTTTACCGCGAGTGGGAAGCGGGGATGGATTTGAAAGTGAGGAAAGAGAAATGAACAAGGTGATTCTGATTGGCCGTTTGACGAAAGACCCGGAGACGCGCTACACGCAGTCCGGCTTGCAGGTGACGACGTTCACGCTGGCGGTGGATCGCAGGTTCGCGAAGAAGGACAGCAGGCAGCCGACGGCGGACTTCATCCCCATCGTGACATGGAGGAAGCTCGCGGAGATCTGCGCGAACAATCTCATGAAAGGTCGGCGCGTCGGCGTCTACGGGCAGATGCAGGTGCGGACGTACGACGCAAAGGATGGCTCGAAACGCTATATCACGGAAGTGCTCGCGGACGAGGTCGAGTTCCTGGACAAGAAAGCAGGAGGCAGCCAGCAGGCAGCGCAGGATGGGATGCAGGATGTGGATGACGAAGTGATTCCTTTTTGATGGCGCGTGAAATACCGCCTGCGGCCTCCAGATTCGATTCTGAGGCCGTCCGATGGCTGGACAGGTAAACTTATATACGCGGAGCGGAAATGACGAAAAGAAAACGCAATCTAGGAGGTGATGCCCGTTGAAACAGCAGCTGACTCTGGGAAGCCTGTTCGACGGGATCGGCGGGTGGCAGCTCGCGGCGGTAAGGGCGGGCATCGTCCCGATCTGGAGCTCGGAAATCGAGGCGTTCCCAATCGAGGTGACGCGCCGGCATTTCCCTGACACGCTCCAGCTCGGCGACGTGACGAAGATTGATGGCGGCAATATACCGCCTGTGGACATCATCTGTGCGGGCTCGCCTTGCCAAGATTTGAGCGAGGCCGGCAAGCGGACCGGCCTCGCGGGAGAAAGGAGCGGTCTCTTTGTACGAGCAGTTGACATTGTTCGGCAGATGCGACGGGCAACCGATGGAGAAAAGCCAAGATTCTTCGTCTGGGAGAACGTCCCTGGCGCATTTTCAAGCAATCATCGGCGCGACTTTCAAGCCGTGCTCGAAGAAATCGGACAAGCCGAGGTTCCAATGCCTAAATCTGGAAGATGGGCAGATGCAGGGCTGGTGCGAACTCACACCTGCGACATCGCATGGCGCGTGCTCGACGCTCAGTATTGGGGAGTCCCCCAGAGAAGAAAACGCATCTTCCTTGTCGCAGATTTTGCAGAAGCGGGAAGACGTGCCGCAGAAATACTTTTTGAGCCCGAGAGCGTGCCAAGGGATTCTTCGGCGGGCAAGGGAGCGCGGCAAGGAGCTGCCGCCGGAACTGAAAGCGGCACTCCTGCATCAAGCCTCACCCCGTGGGACGTGCAGTCCAACCGCATCAACGGAGAGGGCGGAACGGCAGCGGCGCTCTACGGAGGAGCCGGGAAGGGAACACACAACGGAGCCATGTACCAGCGCGGGCTTCACGTACAAGGCATCTGCGAACGCGCGAACCATCGGTTATGAGGAAGAAGTAGCGCCGACAATCGCGACGGACGGAAAGCACGGAGTTCTCCAATGCGGGCTAGACGACCAAGGCGGCGGGCGCATGGACGCATTCACGGACATCGCGCCGACCATGCGGACGCAGGCGCACAACCATCCGCCCGTGATTCACAGCGCTACGGTGTACGTGAGCGGAGGGTTCGCGTCGTTCGATGAAAAGCCCGTAGCCGGTTCCGTCCGCGCCTCCGGCGGCGACCGAGGGGGGCAGCGAGAACATCGTGAGACAGTAGGAACGCTCGCCGCGCGGGACTTCAAAGGCGTCGGCAACCAGTACGTGCAAGAAGGGAAGCTAGTAGTGCAAGATGATTGACATCTACGACATGACACATGCGGACGAAGTTATGCGTCCCGTCAGAGGCGGAAAGGCGAACACCCTTCAAAGCCGCATGGGAACTGGGTGGGCAAGTGCAGGTGATTCATGAATACGCGATCGCTGGAAACATCATCGACCGCAAGCCTGGTAACGGCGGAAACGGCAATGGTTTTCAGGAAGGAGTGAGCTACACGTTGAACACGATTGATCGGCACGCCGTCTGCATCGGCAACGGGCAGGCGAACCAGAAGACGGGGGAAGTCACGGGAGCGCTCAACTGTATGCACGACCAGCAGGCTGCGTTTGACTGCGGCACGGTGCGCCGCCTGACGCCACTCGAATGCGAGAGATTGCAGGGGCTGCCCGATGGATGGACGGAGGGCGGCAGCGACACGGCGCGGTACAAGGCCATCGGCAACGGCATGGCGCAGCCGTGCGCGGATTTCGTATTGCGAAGAATCGTGGAGGCGAGCGTGAAGGAGGTAAGGAAATGAACGCATATCGTGAGCGCCAACTCGGCTACCAGGCGGAAGTCGGAGCCGCGGCCATCAAGGAGTATTGCAAAGAGCGAGAACACTGTTATGTCCATGGTCTTCCAGACTGCCCGTTCGGAATCAGAGAGTATAGCGAGAATGGGAAGTTTTCGATGAAATGCAAGTTACAGGATAATTGGAATCGTCCGATGCATTGGGATGTGAAGTAAGGAGGTTTTGCAAATGACGGAAATGGAGAGAGTCGCGCGAAGGGACATTCTGATGCAGCACGCGCGAGCCTTGCACGATTACTGCAAGAAGCATCCGGCGTGTGATGTCGATGATTGTCCATTCTTTTACATTGACGAAGAAGGGTTTGACGCCTGCCATCTGAACGCGGGCGTGCCGCCCGAAGAGTGGGAGCCGGATGAATGGGGTGATGACGAATGGGATTCTTGAAGAAACTCCGTAAGCGTGATGACCGCTACGCGCGCGTCGCGAAGAGCAAGGCCGCGAAGAAGGACGCGCGGAACATGTACAAGTACATGATGGCGCAGGAGGCGGCCGAGCGTGAGCTGGTGAATTTGGAGCAGAGATGCCTGCTGGAAACGCAGGTGATCTTTTTCCGGGTGCTCCATGAGGATTTCGGCTTTGGCGCGAAGCGGCTTTTCGACCTTGCGTATCATGTCAACGTCATCGGAGAGTGCATGAAGGACAAGAAGCTCGGCGTCCGGCTGAAGGACTTGCGTGACCAGCTCGAAGCCGAGACAGGCTACAGGCTGGATGTCCACGAAATCAAGGGAGGGCCGGAGATTCAGGTACAGAAGCAGGCTGTCGATGCCGTGAGCGTGCTATACCTCTTGGAGCTTCACGACAAGTACGGATTCGGCAAGGCGCGTCTCGAAAAGATGTATCATGCCTGCGCCAAGGTTGGGAGCGAGATTTCGCATGGAAAGATGACCATCAAGGAGCTGGCGCAGAAGCTCGAAGACGCTGGCATCGCTCCGAAGTTCAAGGGTGAGCGTGTCACGCGAAAGATGGATGATGAATCCTGCGAGGTGGCGTCATGACGATTCTTGACGTTGTCGATATGGGATTCAAGGTTTTGTGCGTCGTCGAGGTCGGGCTGATTGCCTGGGGATGGCGCGTATGGAGGGAGTGGATTTTAAGATGATGGAAGAGAAAATTTCGGAGAATATGGGGAAGCTCGTGACGAACACGATGCGGAGCATGATGCAGCAGTCGTATAATGACGGCTACACGAAAGGCATTATTGACGGAGGGAAGAAGGCTGAGCAGGAGCGCACGTTGGATGGCGTCCAGCAGGTTGTCCCGAAGCCGTGCGTGCGCGGCATCGACATGAGGACGATGAAGGCGCTGGTGCAGAAGCTCAATGAAGAAGTCGATGAATTCAAATTCGAGCTTTTCACGTTGATGGGAGCCCTTGATGAAGGACCCGAAGATGTGAGCTTCCAGGCCGAGGGATACGGAAAGAACACGTTTTTCCGCATCGCGGAAGAAGGCGCGGATGTCGCGACGATGATTGCGACCATCTGCAATGCCGTCGGCGTCGATGACAAGACGCGCTTCGAGGCGCAGGCATACGTCAACAAGCACAATCACGAGAGGGGGCGTCTCTGATGGAGGACTTCCACGTTTACCGTGAGATATGGTAAAATGATGCATCATGAAAGATAGGGAGGGCGAGCGGTTTGCAGTATGAGTTCAATGATTGCAAGCGCCTGACGCGCGGGTACTTGAAGGATTATCGCTTGTGGCGCGAGGCCATCGCGGCGTGGGAGCAGGAGCGCGCGGACATCGAGCGGGAACTTTCCGATGTGCCGGTCGCCATCTCGCATTATGGCGCAGAGCCCGGTGGCGGTGCGAGCGAGCTGAACGCGGTGGAGCGCGAGGCAAGCCGCCGCATCAAGCTCGGCAGGCGCGTCGCCGCCATCGAACAGGATACGCGGGAGCTCCGGCGCGTCATGCAGAAGGTCGAGAATGCCATCCGCTCGCTTGATGCAGAGGAAGAACGCCTCATCACGCTGCACTACATCGACGGGAGGAAATGGTACGAGATCGCGGACGAGCTCGCTTACTCGGAGACCAGCGTGAAGCAGAAGGGGTATCGCGCCATCGGAAAGATTGCCGTTCTGCTTTTCGGCAGCAAGGCAGGAGGATATGAGCAGGTGGTCTTGTTTGCCTGACAGCTTCAGCCTGTGGATAACTCGCGGCCTCGGAATGTGTTACTTTTTTTGTACGACGCTGCCCGTGAAACCTGCTATTATGATAGCAGAGAAATTTCCCTGAAGGAGACAGTTTCCTGGCACGGGCGACGGGCGTTTTGCTGCATTCCCTTGCCATCTTTCGGCCGGTCCGTGCTGTGGAAAGTACCTCCTGCACAAAGAGCCCTTGGACAGATCAACGTGATTGCTTCTGCCGAGGGCTTTTTGCGTGGGAAGACGGGAGGCGGGGCTTTGGCGATATGCCTTCGATGCGGCCGTGAGGTTGCAGACGGGAAGGAATGCGATTGCATGGCGACGACCGTGCGCGGCTGCGACGCGGACGAGCTTCGAGCCTTCTACGATTCGCCCTTGTGGAGGAGGATGTGCGCGTCCATTCGTGCGCGTGCCGGGGGCCTTGATGAGCTGGAACGTGCGCGGGGACGGAGCGTGCCCGGCGGTATCGTCCACCATATCTATCCAGCAGACGAATATCCAGCGATGAGGCTGCTGCCGGAAAATCTCATCCTTGTATCGGCGGAGAACCATGAGAGGATTCATGCTATCTACCGGCAAGGAAAGGATGCACGGCATGCGCTGACGAAGCAGCTGTTCCGCATTGTGCTGGCGGCGCCGAAGGAGCCTGTGGCATGGTATGACGAAGCGATTCGAAAGGCGGAGCGCAAAGGCCGACGGAGAAGGTGATGGCGTGACGATGGTGATGTGTGATGATGATTCGTGTCGGTTCAACAATGACCGCGTCGTGGACAACAAAGTCGCGGAGCTGACGGAATGGGATGCGCCGAAGCTGCAACTGGAACTTGACGGGCTGGACGGTTTCGACTTCGACATGGGAGATTTTGGCTTTTCCTTTGACGCGCCGGATGCCGACGATGACGATGAACTTTTCCCGCGAGATATGCGGGAATCGACGATCACGCAGTACAATCTCCAATACTACGACGAAAAGCGGACGGTCTCGCGCTACAACCTTCCGACGCTTGCGCGGTGCGATTCCCGACACTCACATGGTGCGAGGCCGAGACGCTGGATTTTGCCTTTGACGGTATCGAGCCAGGCGGCGTGGTCTCCATCTCGACGATTGGCGTCAAGCAGGAAGACGGTGCCTTTGCCATCTGGAAAGCGGGCACGGACGCGGCGATGAAAGAGCTTCATCCGTCCTGCGTCGTCGTGTATGGCGGCGATGTCGGATACAAGTTCCCGTGCAGGGCGGTTTATATCGAAAATGACGTGACGACGCGAGAGAAAAAATCACGAAACAAAATTTGAAACAGAATAAAAGGTGGGGAGGTCGATGAACGATGAAAACTTGAAGCGTTCGCGGGAAAAAACACAATTTTGCGGTGAGAATGCGGTGAGAAATGCTCAAAAATCTCATGCCGTCCGGCGACGGAAACGAGCCATTACCGAGGTCATCAAAAGTATCGGCGCACTTTCCCAGCATGGCGGGGAGCCGACAAAGCTAGAGAGCCTTGAAGATACCAGAGAAACAGGCGTCAACCTCACGGTGGATGACATCATTGTATTGAAACTCGTGGAGAAAGCGGCCAAGGGCGACCTCAAGGCCATCGAGCTCTACCTCCGCATGCGCGGCGGGGAGTTTGTCGGAAAGGACATCGAGCGTGCGGCGGCCGTCGCGAAGATGCGCGCGGAGACGAAGGCCATCAAGGAAACGAATCCTGTGGAGGCGCAGGGCGCTGTCGTCATCGTGGACAACATCCCGGACGCGCAGGAGGGGGAGACGCCATGACGGAGGTCAAGCTCAAAGATCTCATCGCGCCGTCGTTTTACGGGCTCTATCGGGATGTCAAGCGCCACGGACACACGCATTACTGGCTCTCCGGCGGGCGTGGCTCGACGAAGAGCTCATTCGTCAGCCTTGCCATCCCGCTCGGCATGATGGCGCATCCTGAGCGCAATGCCGTCGTGTTCCGCCGCTATGGCTCGTACCTGCGCGATAGTGTTTTCTCCCAGATCATCTGGGCTCTCGATGTGCTTGGCGTCCTGCATCTCTGGCACGTCCAGAAGAGCCCGATGCAGATGATTTACGAGCCGACGGGGCAGCGCATCTTGTTCCGAGGCATGGATGACCCCATCAAGAGCAAGTCCATCAAGACGGAACGCGGCTATTTCGCCTACATCTGGTACGAAGAAACGGCCGAGTTCGAGTCGATGGACGCGCTCGATACCGTCAATGCCTCGCTGATGCGCGGCGGCGAGAAGTTCTGGGTGTTCTACTCGTACAACCCGCCGAAGTCGAAGAACAGCTGGGTGAACGTGCAGTCGGAGCTCCCGCGCAAGGAGAAGCTGCTGCATCGGAGCACGTACAAGACCGTGCCGCCCGCTTGGCTTGGAGAACCGTTCCTGCTCGAAGCGGCATACGTGAAAGAGCACAATCCCGAGAAGTATCGATGGATGTATGGTGGCGAGGCAATCGGGACTGGTGGCGAGGTGTTCCGAAATGTGAGCATCCGCGCCATCACGGACGATGAAATCAAGCACTTCGACGATTACCGGCGCGGGCTCGACTGGGGATATGGACACGACCCGTTCACGTACATCGTCGGGAACTACGACAAGCGGCACCGGCGGCTGTTCCTTTTCTACGAGCGCTACAGCCTGAATGTCAGCAACCAGCAGGCGGCGGCATGGGTGCGCGGGGAGAATGTGCTGAACCAGATTGTCTACTGCGACAGCGCCGAACCGAAGTCGATTGCGTACCTGCAGGGCGAAGGCATCAATGCTCTGCCCGCAGACAAATACGCTGGAAGTCGCACGGAGGGATATGCGTTCATGAGCGATGACATCGACGAGATCATCATCGATCCGTCGCGCTGTCCGAATGCCGCGCGCGAGTTCGTCGGCTACGAGCTCGAGCAAGACCAGTACGGGAACTTCAAGAGCAAGTATCCCGACCATGACGACCATACCATCGACGCCGTGCACTACGCGCTCAACGATGACATCGCGCATGTCTTCGTGCCGAGCGCCGGACGCCAGCGCCTTTTCTGATGTTTTGCAGGAGGTGGCAGTATGCCGATTCTGACCAATTCTGTGACAGACAGGGACTACGACCTCCTGTATGACGCCTATACGGGCTCGGGAGGCTTCCTCGACGGTTCGTATCTCTTCCGCCACAAACGCGAGGACGTGCGCGACTTCGACATCCGTCGAAAACAGGCGTGTTACTCGAACTTCACGCGCGTCATCGTCAACAGCCTCGTGAATCCGATTTTCAAGAAAACCATCGTGCGCGACTACGACGGCAACACGATGCTCGATGCCTTCGTTGCCGACGTGGACGGCCTCGGCACGTCGCTGACGTCGTTCATGCACAAGGCGGCGAAATGGGCAAGGCTTTACAGCAAGGTCTTCCTCGTCATGGACAATTTCTCTGCCGAGCAGATGGCACAGAGCCGCCAGGACGCCATCGAGCGAAGGCAGTTCCCATATCTTTACATTGTGCGGCCGAATCAAGTGACGGATTTTGTCTGCGACAAGTACGGCCGCTTCTCGTCGTTCTCGTACCGCGTGCGGTCGTCGATGAGCAAGACGGACCTTCGCGAGGATGCGAAAAGCGATGAATGGACATGGACGAATGACGAATGGCGCGTGAAGCACGAGGACGAAACCGTCAGCGAGGGGGAGAATAGCCTCGGCCTCGTGCCGGTCGTGACGCTCTCGGCCGTCGATGACGAGGATGACAATCCGCTTCCCGTGCCGGACATGCTGCACATCGCGCGGTCGAATCGCGACCTTTATAACCGCGACAGCGAGAAGCGCGAAATCCTGCGGAACCAATGCTTCCCCGTCCTCGTTTATCCGATGACGATGCAGGCGGCCTCGCGGGCGAAACAGGTCGATGCGGATGGCGAACCGTTCACGCTCGACATCGGCACGAACAACATGCTCAACGTCGATGCGAACGCCAGCCATATGCCGACGTTCATCGCGCCGCCGATGGATCCCGTGCAGATGCTCCAGACGGAGATGGAGCGCATTATCGAAGATATGTTCAGGCAGGCGAATCTCACGAGCGTGCTCGCCATCGAGACGAAGCAGTCTGGCGTAGCGAAGCAGTGGGATTTCGAGGAAACGACGAACACGCTCGCCGATGCGGCCGAGAACTGCGAGAACGCTGAAAAGCGCATCGTCGAGCTCTTCCTGCTCTGGACGAACACGAGCGTCACGGACCTCAAAATCAAGTATCCGCGTACGTTCAACATCACGGACGTCGAGGACGAGCTCCAGAAGGCGCAGCAGATGAAAGACCTGCTCGTCGGCGGCGATGTCGTGAAGCGCGAAATCGACCGCAAGGCCGCGCAGGTCTACTTTGCCGACATCGACGATGCCCGCTACGACGAAGTCATGGATGAAATCGACCACGGGCAGGACGATGCGCAGCGTGCAGCGAGCGAGCAGGAGGGATAAATCATGGCGGACTTCAGCGAAGACACGTTCCAGAACGAAGTCCGCGAAATCCTCAAGGACTACTCGAAAACATATCAGGCGGCAGGTGAGAAGGTCATCGCGGCCGTGCTCGAAAAGGTGCACGATGGCGAAACGGTCTCGCAGGCTGTGAAAGAAGCGCTCGCGGAGACGGACTTCCAAGCGGCCATCGAGAAAGCCGTGACGGATGCCGTTCTGCTGGCCGCCTGTGCGGGCTATGGCGTGAAGCCGGAACTGCTCACGACGGTATCGCGCGAAACGCTCACGCGCCATCTGCTCGACGATGCCTGGGCAGAGGACAACGTCAAGCTCTCGCGCAGGCTCCATACGATGGACGTTGAGAAGCGCGTCGTCGAAACCATCCAGACGGCGCTTCGGAACGCGCAGACTATCCGCGACACGGCGATGGAGCTCTACGATGGCTACAACACGGGAGAAGGCGAGCTTGACCGTTCGCATCTGACGAAGCAGCTCGGCAAGATTACGAGCCTTGCGTCCCTCGCGCTCTCCGGCGACGAAGAAGCCGCGCGGGACGTCCGCAAGGCCGCACGCAAGGTCAAGCAGTACGCGCTGAACCTCCAGACGCCGAACCTCCGAACGGCTTATGCCGAACTTGCCGACGTCTGCGGCGACAACCTCACGGAGAAAGCGCTCGACCGCGCCGTCCGCGCGGCCATCGAGGAGCGTACGCGCTACCATGCCGAGCGCATCGCCAGAACGGAGGCGGCGCGGGCATGGTACGACGGCCACATCGCAAGGACGCAGGACGATGAGGATGTCTGGGGCTATCGCTGGGTGCTTTCCAGCCGTCACGTGCTCGTGCCGTTCGACCAGTGCGACGTCTGCGCCAATGCGAACGTCGGTTACGGCAAAGGCATCTACCCGAAGAACCGCGTGCCGAGCATCCCACGGCATCCGCACTGCATGTGCTCCCTCGTGGACGTCATTGTCGGCGAGACGAAAGGGCAGAGCCGCGAGATGAACGAGGACGGAGCACGGAGCTACATCGACGGGCTGAGCGACCAGCAGAAGATGCAGCTCTTTGGCATCGATGGGCGGAAAGCCTACGAGGATGGCGGCAACTGGCAGAGCCTGCTGAGGGGATGGGATGGATTCAGCGAGCCGAAGAGCAGGCTGACGAAACTTTATTTCGATATGAACATCGATGTTACGGATGTCAGGTCGGAGTACGTAAAAACGGCCTCACCAAAAATCGGGGAGGTCGTTTATGATACGAATTATGATATGGCCGCACATCGTGAAGAAGTGCAGATAGCGAATGTTATCCATGATACCTTTGGCGGCGACATCAAGCTCTTGAACGAGGTGAATGGTGGCGGGAAAAGAATGCCGGACTATTTGTGGAATGGAAAGATGTGGGAGCTAAAAACGCTTTCGACAGAAAAAGCTGTGGACAGCGCACTTCGCAAAGGATTGAAACAAATTATCGAAAATCCGGGCGGCATTATCCTGAACTACGTCGGGGATAGCTTGTCTAAGAGCTTGTTGGAACAGTATATCATCACGAGAATGAAGAGAAGTGGGAAAGGGACAACGGATTTGATTCTTTTTCAAAACTCTTCGTTGCTGTTTATGAAACGATACAAAAAGAAAGATTGATGCCTCTCCCCCACCAGTATGGGCGGAGGTTAAGCACCAATCTTTCTATTTCAATTATACAACAGACCGGTGGAAAAAGAAAGCGTGAAGGAGGTGGTGCGGATGAAGAAACTTTCGAGGGCGGATGCTTTGAAGCTCCTGCCCGGAGTCGAAGTGCCGGAGGATGTGGCGAAGCGTTTTGCCGAGGTGGGCGTCATGACGAAGACAGTCACGACGGATGCGGACGATGTCACGACGGTCACATATTCGTGGAACATGGAGACATTTGCCAGAGTGCCAGACGAAGTAATCACGACGCTCTATACGGAGCTTCGGAACTTCGTCGCGGACTACGCCGAGCGCGTGGCGTACAAAGACCTCGACGAGAGTGAGAAGGAGAAGCTGACAATCACGGAATACACGGAGCTCTACGAGCGGAAGGGCGAGTGGAAGCCCGAACGGAAAGACGCAGCTCCCCCCATCGAGCTCACGACGGAGGACGTGCTCGCCACTTTCGCCGCCGCCTTTGCACGACGGTTCATCTACCAATGGCGGAGATACCAATGAAGAGGGAAACATACATGAACAGGACACGGGATTGCCAGCAGGTCGCAGAGATGCGGCCTTTTTTGATGCAGAAAAGACAGGAGGAATCTACTTTGAGGGAATGGACGTATGACCTGCAGCGCTTTGACGGCGATGCAGGAGACGCGGCCGCCGGAGACACGGGCTCCGCTCCAGCTGCGAAGACGGCGGAGGACATCTCAGCCGCCCTTGCCGGTCTCGAGGACGGCGAGGCGCTCGTCGCTGGCTTCAAGGCCATTGCAGACGGCAACGCGAAATCGAAGAGCGAGCTCACGAAGCTCCGCGGCCAGGTGACGCGCCTGACGAACGCGAACAAGAAGGTCACGCAGGAACGCGATGCGTTCTCCGGGAACTTCAACAAGCTCATGGACTTCAACGGCATCCCGGCCGATACGGAAGACCTCGATGCCGCCATCGAAGAGCTCCGCGCCCAGCGCGGCAAGAACAAGGACACCGACATCGCCGTGCTCCAGAGCAAGAACAACGACCTCACGCGCAAGTTGAAGTCCGTCGAGCGCGAGCGCGACGAGCAGAAGAAGACGGCAGAAGACCGCCTCGGGCGCATCCACGGCATCATCCGCCACACGGCCGTCGAGAACGCCCTGAAGAAGTCGGGCGCCATCGAGTATGAGACGCTCGTGCCGATTTTCAATAACAGTGTGAGCATCGGCGAGGATGAGACGCCGGTCTTCACGCTCGAAGACGGCAGCCAGGTCACGGTGGACGAGGGCGTGAAGATGTTCTTTGAGAAGCATCCCCGCCTCCTCGCGAACAACCAGCGTGCGGGTGCCGGTTCTGGCGGCGGTGCGCCTGGCAAGCTCGACTTCGCGTCGATGTCGCAGGCGCAGTATGAGAAGATGAGAAGAGAAGGAAAGCTTTGAGCCTAAGGAGGGCAAAGACAATGAACATGATGAAATTCGACCTTCAGCGTTTCGACAACGACTTCCTCACGCCGGTGCAGGTGGCACGCGAAGCGCTCATGATCCTGAAGAACAACACGGTCATGCCGCAGCTCGTCTCTCGCGATTTCGACAACGAATTCGCAGAGGAGGGCGATACGGTCATGGTGCGCCGCCCGGCAAACTTCGAGGCTGACACGTTCGACCCGACCACGGGCATCAAGCTCCAGAACGCCATCGAGGGCCGCGTGCCGGTCAAGCTCGACAACATCCTCGACGTGTCGTTCCCGATTACGAACAAGGAACTCACGCTCGACATCCGCGACTTCTCGCAGCAGCTCATCGTCCCGGCCGTCAATGCCATCCAGCAGAAGGTGGACGAATCGCTCTGCGCGCTCTATGCAGACGTCCCGTACTACGTCGGCACGCCGGGCAGCACGCCGTCGAGTGTCGCAGACATCACGGCTATCCGCAAGGAAATGAATGACAACAAGGTCCCGCTCGATGGACGCATGGCTGTCCTCGATACGGCCGCAGACGCAAAGCTCCTCGAGCTCGACACCATCAATTCGATGAGCAGCACGGGCGAGTCGGAGGCCATCATCAATGCGCGCCTCGGCCGCAAGTTCGGCTTCGACTTCTACATGGACCAGAACATCTGCAAACATGAGAACGGCGACCTTTCGGCAACGGCGGCCATGAAGCTCAGTGCAGAACTCAAGAAGGATGTCAACACGGCAACGTTCACCGATGCGTCGCTCACGGGCACCATCAAGCGCGGCACGATTTTCACGATTGCAGGCGACACGAAGCCGTATGTTGTGACGAAGGATGCAGAGGCAACGTCTGGCTCTGTTACGGTCAGCTTCTATCCGGCTGCGCGTCAGGACTTTGGCGCGGATTCCGTCATCACGCTCGTTGGCAACCACACGGCCAGCCTTGCGTTCCACCGCAATGCGTTCACGATGGTCTCGCGCCCGCTCGCGAAGCCGATGGGCACGGCGGACGGTTCCTATGCCGTCATCAGCGACAGCGGCCTCTCGCTCCGTGTCGTGTTCGGCTATGACATCAACAAGAAGCGCGACATCTGCTCCATCGACATGCTCTGCGGATTCAAGACGATGATTCCAGAGCTTGCCTGCCGCGTGCTCGGCTGATGGTGACGTACGAGTACCGTGAGGACGGCGGGGCGCTCTTCCTCACGTTGCGCGGTCATGCATCGGAGTACGAAAGCCGTCCCGGGCAGAACATCGTCTGCGCGGGCGTCTCGACGGTCTGCGACATGCTGGCCTGCGGATGCGAGATGGAGGACAAGTACACGATGCTGGCCGGAGACAAGGGCTATTTCAAGATTTCCTGCACGGAGACGCAGGGAACGAGGCTGCTGATGCACGCGGCGCTCAAGGAGCTCGGTCGTATTCAGCAGGCCTATCCTGACTGTTTGAAAGAGGTGAACGCACATGATGCAGAAGACCATCACGCTCTATAAGGCACAGGGGCGAATCATCGTCAATGATGCTGACAAGGACGTGTTTTTGAAGAGTGGCTACAAAAAGACGCCGCCGAAGGCCAAGGATGACAAACCGGCGAAGGAACCAGCGGCCACGGTGGAAGCGTCGAAGAATGCAACGACTGGAAAGGCCGACAAGGATGTCAAGGCTGAGAAGGCTGAAAAGCCGGAGAAAGAAGCGTAAGCCATGAACATCAAGTTCCGGCTGGATGCCGCAAAGGTTCTTCATGCCGCCGAAGTTGCGCCGGAGACAACGCTTCGTGAAATCCGTCGCGGATTGAAAGAAGCCTGCGTGGCCGTGCAGGAATCGGCGCGGAGCAAGCATCGATTCCATGCGCATACGGGAGCGCTTGAACGTGCCATCAGCTATCGCGTGAACCGCATGCGGGCCGAGGGCGTTGTCTTCATCGACGAGGACGTAGCGCCGTATGGAAAGTACGTCCATGAGCCGACAGGCATCTATGGCCCGCGCCATGCGAAGTACCAGATTCCGAAAGACGTCTCGAAAGCTCGGAAAGTGCTGCGTTTCTCGAAAGGGAGCAAGTTCGTCTTCCGTCGGCGCGTCATGCATCCGGGCTCGCGTGCGGACCGCTTCCTCTACGAAGCCGCCGACCGCAAAGCGGAGCGCATCAACGAAATCTTTCGTCGGCGCACGAAGATGGCGCTCGAGGCGGCCGGACTGGAATGAGGTGAACGCCCATGTATTTTCATATCGAGGATGTCCGCGACGTCCTCTTGAAAGACCTTTTAACGGACGAGGACATTGAGGAGAGCACGCAGTATGTGAACGGGCTCGCCGCACGCCTGAAGGTTCGTCAAGACCAGATTCGGACGCCGGTGGCATATCCGATTTCGCAGCTCGCACTTTTCTATGCGCTCATGGTCTGCGCTCGGAACCAGTCGGTCTACATCGACCGCAACCTCGAGACGCAGGATGATGCCTATGAGCGAAAACGTGCTATCTACGAGAAAGAATACCAGAGGTGGGAATCCCGCATCACGGCTGAGACGTTCACGGGAATCGATGGCGCGGATAGCGGACTCGATATCCCGCTCACGACGAGAGTGGGGAGGGCATGACGATGAAGCTCATGTGGCTGCCAATTCTCGAAGCCGTGATGAAGTACCTCGAATCCTTACCAGAGCTCTCGTCCTATCAGGTCGGCCCTGTCGGCGGCGCAAAGTCACCGACGGGAACGTCAGGTCAGGCAGGCGCGGCTGGGAAGTCCATCATTGAAGTGGACTGGGACAGCGAGACGGATGCGGAAGAGAAGAGCACGCAGGTGACGAATCTCTCAGTCTATCTCAACATCAAGTACAAGACGGACAGCACGGACATCATGGTTTCGTACCGCGAGATGTACCGCGTGCAGAACGCCATCCTCGCGCATCTGCGCGTCTTGCAGGATTATCTTTTGAAGAATCATCGAATTGCCGCGAACATCGACGGCGCGGGCGTCGCGCCTTTCGGTTCGACGGTCCGCCCGTATCTCGGCAATCAGATGGTCTTGCTCTTTGAGTGGAGAAAGGAATGAACCCTATGAACAAGTTTGTTTTCGACCTTCAGCGCTTTGCTACGTCTGCCGCTGTCGTCACGTCGAAGAATCCAGCTGACCTCAGCATTCCGGCAGGCGAGTGGAGCTTCAAGAATTTCAACCGTTCCGCGAATCCGTATCAGGTCTTCCGCACGCTCGGCCATTGCTCCGAGGCGACGCAGACGTGGAACGTCAACACGGTCGAGAAGCGTGACGCCACGCGCGGCACGCGCGAGCTCATCGCGCAGGCAGAGACGCAGCGCGACCTCTCGCTGACCATCACGATGGACCAGTGGGACCCGGTGAACGTCGCGCTTGCCTGCTGGGGCGATACGGCCATCAAGCACATCGAGGCAAAGACGTACAGCAAGAGCTTCGTCGTTTCGCCGGGCGATGAGCTCTATCTGCTGACGGACGATGAGGAGACACCGGCCTACAATTACAAGAATCTCACGCTCACGCGTGCAACCAGTACGGCGGCAGCCATCAAGGCTGCTGTGCTCGACAGCATGGGCGGGATGACGGCATCTACGGGTTCCGTCACGTCTGGCGGCACGTACACGGGGACGAAAACGGAAGACTACTATGTCCTCATTACGAAGTCGAACAGCGTTGCAGGAACGATTACGGATGCAGAATTCGTCTGGAAGAAGGGGCTGGCAGGCAGTTACAGTGCTCCGACCGTTGTCACGGGCACGGCGCAGACGCTCTCCGACGGCGTCACGGTGACATTTGCCGCAGGCTCGACGGGCACGGACTTCCAGGTCGGCGATGAGTGGAAGATTGCAGCAGTCGCTGCCGGAGGCACGCTCATCGAGGGGCAGGACTACTCGGCCGATGACACGGACGTCATGACGGGCAAAGTCCGCATCGCAACGGACAGCACGATTGGCATCGACGAGATTGTCAACGTGACGTACGAAGTTCCGGAGCAGTACATCCCGCGCGTCTTCGCTTCGACGCATACGAAGATTGAGGGCGAGCTCCGTTTCCAGGCCGACCCGACAATCGGCCGCCGTCTCGCCATCACGTACTACCATGTCAAGATTGCTCCGAATGGCGATTTGACGCTCATCGGCGAAGACTTCGCCAGCCAGCAGGTCACGGCGACGGTCATCTCGGACGTCAAGCACGCTTCGAAGGACAATCCGGACAGCCGCTACTATCACGTCGATTATGTCGGCGAGACGAGCAACATCCTCGTCAAGGAATAAGATGCATGGGGAAGGCTGGTGCTCGGCATCGGCCTTTCTTTTTTGATGGAAAGGGGAAGTCTCTATGGCTGAAAAGAAGCCCGCAGAAAAGCCAGAAGAAAACCTCGCAGAGAAGGAGATGCGCGTCCTGACCGCGCAGAAAACCGTGCGGCTGAGCACAGGGAAGAAATTGGACATCCGCCCGTATTCCTGGGCGGACACATTCCATCTTGCGAAGCCGTTCAGCATTGTCCTCGGCGCGATTGCAACGCATTTCCCTGAGATGCAGGGGACTTTGCAGCAGATGGACGGGAAAAGCCAGTTTGAACAAGTGCATGAGATGGCAACGTTCCTCGGTTCTCTCAAGGAGGGGGACGCCGTCGTCGAAGCGCTCACGGATATGGCGGCGCTCGCTGTCCATGAGAAGCCAGAAGACATCCGCACGATGATGCTCGACGATTTCCTGACGCTTGCGTCGGCCATTTTCGAGGTGAATAAAGATTTTTTCGTACGGCGGCTGGCACCGAAGCTCCCGAAAGCGACGGCGAAGCCCGCGAAGTAACGCCGGGTGAAGTGCTGATGAAGCTCACGCAGTACGGGCACGACAAGGATGACGTGCTCTACCGCTACAGTTTGCCTGTGGTGCGTCTGCTCTACGAGAAGATTGCATCGGAGGAACTCAGGAAACGCGCGGACTTCATCGAGGATGTTGTTGCTGGCATCGGAGGAGCGCTGGGCGGCAAGAAGGCGTTCCAGTCGCTCAAGCCGATGCTCGAAGAAATGCGGAAATAGGAACCGAGACAGGAGAGGTGAGAAATCATGGCGGATAATCGCATCGAAGTCCATATCACAGCGGAGAACGAGCAATTCGTCAGCAAGATGCAGGAAGTCGTTCGCGCACTGGAACGCACGCGGGAATCTTCAAAGGGAACGGAATCCGCCCTCTCCGGCCTCGGCAGCAAGCTCGCGAATCTCGGCATGATTGTGACGGGCGCGTATGCCGGTTTTCAGATGCTGTCAGCTGCCATCGAGAGCACGGTTGGCTCCATCATGCAGTACAGCATGTCGATGGAGAACAGTCAGGCGGCATTTGGCGTCTTTCTTGGCAATGCCCAGCTCGCGGCGCAGTACACGCAGGACCTCAAGAAGATTGCGGCAGACACGCCGTTTGATTTGCCGGGCGTCATGGACGCAGGCAAGAAGCTCCTCGCCTTTGGCTTTGATGCGCAGACCTCTCTGAACCTCCTGCGGACGATTGGCGACGCCTCAGCCGCGCTCGGCCTCGGCACGGAGGGCATCGACCGCATCACGCTTGCCATCGGCCAGATCCAGGCCAAAGGCCGCGTCATGGGGGATGAGCTGCTGCAGCTCACGGAGGCTGGCATCCCGGCACAGGAAATCCTCGCAGAAAAGCTCGGGCTCACGGCGGACGAGGTCAAGAACATCGGCGATGCCGGCATCGACGCGCAGACGGCCATCCAGGCACTCACGGAAGGCATGAACGAGCGCTTCGGCGGCATGGCGGAAACACTCTCGAACAACATGCAGGGGCTCATCTCGACCATCGAGGACAACCTGCAGAACATCGGCGGCTTTGCATTCGAACCGCTGTTCGAAGGGCTGAAGAATGGCCTGCGGCAGGTGCGCGACCTCACGGATGAGTTCGTCGGCGTCATCAACGGCACGACGGAAGTGGACGAGGATTCGCCCGTCCTGCATGTCATCGCCTTCATCCAGGCAGGCATGGAAGAGGCCTGCAATCTCGCACAACAGTTCATGGAGCTCTTCGGTTCGTTCGATACGGATGGCACGTTCTATCCGTCCGAGGAAACGCTCGAAAAGCTCAGCGAGGTCGGCACGTTCTTCGAGCAGATTTACCAGCTGGCCGTCGACATCGGCGAGATGCTGATCGCACTCGAACCGATTTTTGAAGAAATCATTTCGCAGGTCGGCTGGTGGCTTGGACTGCTTATTTCCGTCGCGGATACGCTGGTGAATTTTGTCAAGGCAGGCGCAGATGCTTGCAACGATTCTTTCGCGACGACAAAGGCCATCATCGACCTCATTGTCGGAGCGCTCGCAGGCTTCATGATCATGAACACGATCATCGGCCTCGCAAAGTCGCTAGCGACAGCATATCTTGCCGTCAAGGCTGCTATCATGGCGGCATACGTCGCCATCAAGCGTGCGGCCATCGCTCAGGCGGCATGGAACGCGCTGATGGCCGCAGGCAATCTCCTGAAGACGCCGGTCGGCGCTGTGGCTGCAGCTGTCGGTGTCGGCGCTGGTGTCGGCGCATGGGCAAGCGGATGGCTGCCGAAGAAGCTGGGCGAGCTCAAGAGCAGCGTCGAAAGCGCGCTCTCCGTCGATGTCGGCAGCATCGAGGATGGCACGGATGCAAAGGTGCAGGCACTCCTGAGCCGCGTCAATGCCGGGGGCGGTCGCATCCCATATCCAGCCGCACGGCCGTCTGCCATCCAGAAGAACGGCGGCGGTAGTGGTGGCAGTGGCGGAAAGGCATCCCAGCAAGCCGCGAAGAAGGCTGCACAGGAACAGCTCCAGCAGAACCGCCATTATCTCCAAGAGCAGAACGAGATGATCAAGGCGCACCTCGACGAGATGCTCGACGCGCTCAAGGACACGATGGAGTCCATCCAAGTGCAGTACGAACAGTCGAACATCGGCTGGGCACAGTACAGCACGGAGAAGATTCTCAACGAAATCCAGCAGGAGCAGGCACGCATCGAGGCCATCAAGCAGCAGATTGCGGCCGCGCAGTCAAGCGGGGCGTATCAGACGCAGGAAGAGCTCGACTCCGCCGTGAACAAGCTCCAGATGGATCTCGAAAAGCATATCCGTGCACTCGAAAAGCTCACAGATGCACAGCAGGATGTCGCGGACGTCATCGCGTTCTATGGAAACCAGCACTCCATTACGCCATACACTGACGCAGCGAACCAGCAGAATGTGGCTAACACGCAGCAGGCGGCGGGAGCACAGTCGAATACAGCGGCATCCAGCATGTCCGCGATGCCGGGCGGGACGCTGATTCCAAAGGGGGCGACGCCGGAAGAAGCTTCGTTGTTTTTGGCATATGAAAAAAACAAGCCCAATGATAAGACGGGGCTGCTTACGCTGGATACGCTTCTCGGAGTCGGCTTCCATGAATCTGGTCTTCAGCATTGGCTTTCTAACGGAAATGTCAAAATGGCCTATAACGGAGATGGTGGCGTTGGTCTGATGCAACTGACATCAGACTATGCGAAAGGATTAGCTGGAAATCCATATGACCTTTGGATGAATGCAGATGGCGGAACAAAGCTTATCGTCGAATTGCTGAATCAATATGGAAACCTTGAGGAAGCGCTATATCATTACAATGGCTCTGGGCCGATGGCACGGAAGTATGCAAGAGAGGTTTTACAGGACATCGCGAATCAGGTCCCTCGCGCCACGGAGCTCATGAACGCGCCGAAGATTCACGACAGCATTGTCCCGGATTACGCGGCGGCACCTGTGAATGAGCCTGCGGCCGCGCAATCGGTTCAACAGACGAAGGCGGAACAGGAGCAAGCGCAAACCCAGCAGACGCAAAAAATCGCTGATGCCATAAAAGAAGCGCACTATCAGATGGCTTCTGGTGTCAATCATGAAGGATTTGATGAAACTACAGAACAGAAACTTCGGCTTCTTGATGAATACTTTGCAGAGCTCACGAACGGCGTTCACCTTTTCATCACATCCATGCGTGATGGTACACATTCCGACCCGAATCATGCGGCCGGACGCGCGTTCGATGTGGCGAATGATGAGCTGTATGATAACGATTTGCGTGCTAAGGTTATCGCCAAAGCCAACGAGCTTGGCCTACGTGCCTATGATGAATATGACCGTTCTAACTGGACGGGAAATACTACAGGCGACAACCTCCATCTCTCTGATACGGGCAAACCTATCAATGTGAACGTTGTCGGTTTATCGTCGGCGGCGTCCGCAAACATCGACGCCAAGAAGAAGGAAGGACTTGAAGCCAAGAAAGCAGCCGAGAAAGCCTTGGAAGACGCCCAGAATGTCGAGAAGGAGATCAACGGCCTCGGTGGCGATGTTTCCACCATCCAGGTCGAGCAGCTGCGTAAAAAGACAAGCGATCTCGAAAAGCGGCTGATAGCAAATGGCTACAAAGAGGAAGCCGAAAAGCTCAAGGGTCTCTTTGAAGCAAAGGCGAACCAGTACGATTTCAAATCGAATGCCAACTATCTGAAATTTGCCATTGACACCATCAAGGGCAATGCCGATGACATGGTTTACATGATCGGCGATGAGCTGATGGATGCTGCTGAATACGCGGAAAAGTATCTCGGCTATATGAAGGGCGGGAATCTCCCCGGCGGAAAGTACGACATCAAGACAATCTTGGAGAATTTCAGGAAACAGCTCAAAGCTGCGGAAAAAGCAGGCGACACCGATACGATGATGGAAGTCACGAAAGCGATTCGTGGCATCCAGGACGACCTCGTCAAGATGGTCAAGGACTTCGCACAGGCGGTCGAGGAACGCGCTTCGTGGGAATCGAGCATGATTGACGCGAACATGCGGCTGTCTGCCGGGCAGAAGGAGCGTGCGAAGAAGGAGATCGAGCGGCAGAAGCAGGGAAATCTCGGCCGCATCAATCGTGCGATTGCAGAGTCCTATTATCAGCGGAGCCTCGTTTTTGCATCGCACAAGGACGACGAGGGAAATACACCGGAAAAGCACCAGTACCAGGCCTTCACGGCGATGTCGGACTACTATGCTCGTCAGGCCGCACTCAATGAGGAGCTTGCACGGACGCCGACGCTGCTTGAAGAGGTACGCGCTGCGGCGAAGGACAGCCTCGAAGACGGCCTCGTGACGTTCCTGACGGACGGCATCCTCGAAGCCGAGAGCCTTGGCGATGCACTCAAGAGTCTCGCGACGAGCATCCTCAAGGATTTGCAGAAGCTCTTTGCCAAGAGCATCACGGCCGACCTCATGGACAAGTGGTTCCCACAGGTGACGAACAAGGGCAACGCGACGACCGCAGAATATCACAAGACGCAGGAAGTCAGCGCTGCAATCGGCACGCTCGGCCAGCAGCTGGCCATCACACCGGACAATGCCGATGCATTGGTTCCGATTGCGCAGTCATGGTCGGAGAAGATGAATGCTTACGGCATCCAGCTGACGACAACCGCGATGGACTTTTCGTCGCAATCGTCTGCGGCGGTCATTGAATTTAATACGGCGATGAGCAACTTGATGAGCGGTGTCCTTTCGAGCGTACAAAGCGCATCTGCTACAATGTCCGCTACTGCGGCTTCGGCCGGAGGTTACAGGCTCTCTGCGAACATCCTTGATGGTGTCGGCTATCATGCCGACGGTGGCCTCATCGCAGGCCAGGGCACGGACACAAGCGACAACATTCCCGCGATGCTCTCGCCGGGCGAGTTCGTCGTGAAGGCAAAGGCCGTCCGCAAGTACGGCCTCGGCGTGCTCCAGCGCATCAACGAGGGGCGCTGGGGAAATCTCACGGTCCATGTGCCGCACTTTGCGAAAGGCGGCATCGTCGGTGATGCCGGTGCTGCGGCCGCAGGGAAGTTCTCGGACAGCGTGGCAACGACGCTCAGCACGGCCGCACCGACGCTCCGTGTGACGAACTACGTTGACGGCCAGCGTGTCTTTGATAACTATGGCAAGTCGATGATTCGCACGGAAATCGAGAAACACGTCGTGAAGAATATGAAGCTCCGCTCCGAGATGGGACGGCGTTACTGAGGAAAGGTGTGAACATCTATGGCAACACTCGAAGGGACGGCGACGACCGTCAGGGAAATCATCCAGGAGGTTACGGCGTTCCTCATCGACCCTGCAAATTTTCCATCTGGCACGGAATGGAAGCTCATGTCTCCTGCGGCCATCACGAGCACGACGGAGGAAGTCATCCTCTGCGGCTGTGGCGACGGCAAGGACGAAATCTATGTCGGCATGAAGCTCGACCCGGAATCGGCGAAGCAGGAGAACATCCTCCTGAACGGTTTTGCGGGCTATGACGCGAATCTTGAGTGGTACGAACAGCCAGGAAGCATTTACAAGGATGCGCTCCCCTGCATCACGCTCCCGAAAGATGTGAAGCTCTCGTACTGGGTGACAGCGAACACGTCGCGCTTCACCATCCACGTCGAAGAATCGAATCACTACGAGGCAGCGTATCTCGGTTTCATGCAGCCGGTCGCTGTCGAACGGCAATATCCGTATCCGCTCGTCATTGGCGGCAGTGCCTACAAAGGCATCTCGTGGTCGAGCTACGAGGATGCCCACAGTTACTATGGCGACCCTCGGAGGCAGAAGACGAAGGACGCGTATGGCAAGGAGATGACGGGAGACTACTCGGCGCTCTGCCTGCGCCGCCCCGATGGTGTATGGCGCTATGGCGGCATCGAGCTCATGGTCTGGCCGACGGACACGCAGCCTGTTGATACGTTCACGGTCTATGTCAAGACGGCGACGACGCCGTCGCTCGAAGACCACATGCTGTTTCCGCTCCTGCTTTACGAAAACGACCCCGTCGGCATCCTTGGTCAGCTTGATGGTGTCTACTTCATCGGCAACCGCGCCGACCTTGCGGCGAAGGACAACGTCATTTATAAGGACAAGACGTACAAGATTTTCAACAATGTCGATCGGCGAGATGATGACCAGTATCACGCCGTAGAATGGTCGTGATGGTATGGCGACGACGTATACGAAGGGCACAGTGACGAGCTTCGATGCGCTTGTCGATGCGCTTGTCACATGGGCAACCGACGCATCCATCCAAGGCTCGGATGTCTGGACACTCGAACGAAAGGAGCCTTGGCCGCGCGGAACCATCCTGCGCGCACCAGGCAGGCGGGAAGATGATGTCCAGCACATCGGATTGATGACGAACAAGATTGTCAAGGACAAGACATACAAGGATTGGTTCCTGCAAGACGCCATTCTCGGCCCACATTTCATCTGGAGCGAGAACGGCGTCCTCGGACAGATGCTGCGCAGCATCAATCCTTGGAGCGAGGATGTTTCTTTTCAGGAATGGCAGGCACATCGTTCGAAGTTCACGCGGAGCAATCTGAGTATCAATGTATCCTCTCCGTTTCGTACGTTCACGGTCAATCTGTTCGATCCTATCGACATCTTTCTTTCGTCAGCAAATGTCCTGCATCTCGGCGTATTCAAGCAGTATGCAGAGGATTTGGATTGGGCGGAGCAACCTGGCGGGATGATGTTTGACGACTTGAAGCTCTTGAGACTTCCGATAAACATCTGGTATCCGGGCGGGCGTGTTCCGGAATACGCCTGGTATTATCCTCCCGTTTATCCGGGCTGTGGCTATCCGAGCCTCGGCATGGACATCGACGGGCCGAAAATGGGAAAGCTTTATTACTGGGCGGCGAAAGGCAGGACATGGATGTTCTTCGTCATCCGCAACGATGGCGAGCAGACGAGCTATTACGATTCGGCGTTTCTCGGACAGTTCAGGCCCTATGGGAATGAGGAATATTCCTTTCCCGCGGCCGTGGTCGGCGGGACATCTGGTCTTGTGGACACAGGCAGGACGGTCGGAATGGGAAGGAGCGTCTATGTCAATACGGGCTTGCAGTTCGACTACCGTCCAAGCGAGTGGAGCCGTGCGCATGGTGCAGCTCCCTATACGGCGGCGCCCATCGATGATGAGATTGCGCCGACGTCCTGCATGGTCATGCTGCCGGACGGGCGATGGAAAGGCTTCGCGAACTGGGTACAGACGGTCAAGGCTTATCCGATTTATAGCGGTGGCCGTCTTGTTGCTTGCTACTTCCAGCGGCAGAAGCCGGTACGAGCTGAGAACATCCCGTACCGCATCCGGCCGACGGAGGAGGACATCGAAAATTTCTCGCATGTCTATGACAAGGCGCGGAATCTCGATGGCTCGCTCAAAGCGCTCCCGGACTTCCAGCAGAACGACCGTCGCTTCGACCTCAAGCTCGAACATATCGAGTTCTATTCGGAAAAGACGGGGACGCTCGGCTGCATCCCACAGATGCTTCTGCCCTCGTTCGCCATCCAGCCGCACGACCTGCGCGAGACGTGTACGATTGGCAAGAAGCGGTATTTCTACGCGCCTGACCTGTTCTACGGACGTCCGTGGCACATGCCGCTGGATGCGTATTCCTATAACGTCACACAAGACCTTGACAAGTTCCGAACGAATCTCACAAACCCTGATATTTTGCTATCGACAGAGCTCGAACGCGTCTATCGCATCACGCACGATACGCGCGGGATTCTCTTCGGACTCGATGAAACGGAGGATGATATCTGATGGCCTACCAGAAATACACGGGCCTTGTCGGCTCGGCCGCCATCATGGAGAAGATGAGTGAGTATGCTGCTGACCATGACTGGGTCATCTTGCAGAACTGCATCGCAGATTTGCCGATTGACGGAAGTGCGACATCTGACGGCGTGCTCTTAAGTATGAAGTCGCCGGACGGCGTCGTGTTCGGTTCGTTCCGGCAGGCGAACGGGAAGGGCATTTTCCCGACGCAGGACATCACGACGACACCGGCCAGCGGCACGACGCTGGCGAAGACGAACGCCTACGGCATCGGGCTTGTGGCATCGACGGCTCACACGAACAAGCCGGCGTCCGGTCTCTGGTTTGACCAGCCGAACGCACCTCTATCTTACGCGACGCAGGAAGTCGTCGGCGCTGGTGTCGCCATTGACCCGAATGGCACGTATACGCTCTATGGCAACTGCATCTCAGACCCAGCACATATGCTGGTGTTTTCCATCGAGTCACCAGACGGCGTCTTCCAGCATCTCGCGCTCGGCTACCTGCAGAAAATCGGCGACTGGGATGGCGGCATCATCTTCAGCGGCAGCCGCAACAGCCAGCACATGTTTTCAAAAACTTTTGGAGCAACGGACCTCGATACGGATTCCATCCCGCTCTTTTCGATGTCCACGCAGGGCGCGACGTATCTCCAGTGCAGCATCGACGCCGCACCGCTCCGTCTGCCGTCCGTCCTCTGGGCGAGCGCGGCAAAGCCTGGAGAACTCTGCGACACAGGCAAGCAGCTCGCGCTCCCCGTCAAGACGCTCGAAGTCAAGAAAGAGGATTGGGACGCGAAAATTCCTGACTACTGCAAGCTCCAGAGCCAGACAGCGACGGATATCGGCCGAAACGTGAGCACGCTGAACTGCATCACAGTTAACATGAACATCGTCTGCTACGTTCTGCGCGACCCAGATGCCCTTCGGAACTTTTCTCCGGTCGGCTATGTGCCAGGCATCTATTTCATCTCCATGCGCAACGTTGCACCGGCGCAGGTTTATGAAATCAGCTACCCGAAATCAGGAAACCTGCATCAAGTTTTTCCATATACGCGAAGGCGCGGGACGTACGGCATGGATGGTTTCAGCGTCTTGCAGGAGAAGGATACGACGACAACGACGTGATGAGGGGAGGCGGCGCACATGCCGACAGGCGTTGTATTTCAGAAGCAGACAGGACTTCCTGCTGCATCAAAGAGCCTCGGCAGGGCGCCAGCTCCATATTTCAGTGTGCGCACCATGCCATTCGGTGCGATGGACAAGAGCCGCGACGTCCGTGTCTATGGCGATGCGGCGACGATGGCATTCATGACATCGCTCAGCATCCCGTGGGGAACGGCAACGCCATCTTCGGTCGATGTACTGGTGCCTGGATGGAGCTGGGTCTGGGACATCCATCGAGCAAAGCTCACGGTCACGGATGCGAGTGGTGCCGTGACGGTGCGAAAGGCTTCCACATGGTCAGAACTCGCCGTGAGCATGGGCATTATCAGCAGTCATCAGTTCATCTATTATTTTGACGGAGAGGACGCGCCAGACCCGTTCCTCATCGCAACCAGGCCGATTCCTCGGCGCACGACGGGACGCGATGGCATCACATGGGGCGAGAACGAGAAATACGTGCTCGGAGATTTCCATGTTCTCTTCCATCGCATGACCGCATGGCTGACAGAAGATGGAATCCTCGGACAGGAACCGCCAGAGTTTGATACTGTCGAGGAGCTTTGGAAAGCCATTGTCGTTGCAACACGCGAGATTGAAGCAACGGGGTATTTCCCGCAGGAAGCCGACCTTGCAAACATCGAGTACCAGACGGTCGCGAAGCCGAAGAAGGAAGCGCGCAAGGCGATGCTCGAACGGCTTGGAAAGTGGCTGTTCTGCGCGGCGCTCACGGCATCTCTGCTCGGCGGCACGGACAATCATGGAAATCCGTGCTACGAACCGTGGATGCTCTTCGCGATGTGGAAGTGGCTGCAGGGGCCGAGGAATCCAGAGCATGATGATGGGATGTTCGAGCTCAGTCCATGCTGGTAAGGGGGCGAGACGATGGCGGAGACAGAAAATGCCATCACGGAAAAGCTGTCGTTCGAGACACAGGTTCACGAGGCATGGGATGGCACGGAACAGCGTGCCGCGCTCCGCAGCCAGCCGCGTCGCTATGTCTCGTATGACTGGCAGGCGATGGAGCTCTGGCATGCGAATTATCTGCATGCGCTCGTCTACAGCGGCCAGACGGACATCATGCGGTTTCCGCTCTGGCACGCGGGCATCCAGCTCCGGGACAAGAATTACAAGGACCAGGGCAACATCCATATCCCGGTTCGTGCACTCTGGCCGTATCGGAATATCGGAGGCTTGCTGCTCTTTGTGGACGATGAAAGCTACTCCGCGAAGTACGACTTGAAGTATCTGACGGGCAGCGGCGTTGCAGGTCTAGAAAAGCAGCTGACGCGTGACTGGGAGGCCGTGAGCACGCGCGTCGTACCGCTTGCTTACGGCGTCCTTCAGCAGGAGGATTCCTTCAACACATACCACTCGACGTATACGGAAATGACGATTAACTTCGAGCTCACACAGAGCCAGAAGGCCGTGGATTTCCCGGTTGCATTGGATGAATATCACGACGAGAAGGTGCCGGACGAATCCGCGTTCCGTTTCGGCCTTCCTGAGACGTATCTCGGCAGCGAAGTCTGGCGATGGGAGGGGCAGTGGAACGATGCCGTTTCGGCAAACTTCTCGCGCAACGCGAACCGCATCGATTACAACACCGGCGTGTTCCGCTTCGACGTCAAGAGCTGGGACCCGTCGGAGACATGGGAGCAGACGTATCTGCTTCTTTGCCGCGAGGAAATCCACAACATGCAGCGCTTCTTTATCCGCCAGAAAGGAAAGTGGAAGTCGTTCTGGACGCCGACATGGTTCCATGACATCGAGCTCGTGGGGTTGCAGCCAGCAGGCCAGTCATTTCTCGTCGTGCGCTTTCCGCTCTACTACAAGTATTACCAAAAGTCGAAGCGGCGCAAGAGGCTCGTCGTCTTTTATCGGAACAACACATCGGAGTTCCTGACGATTGCAGGCTGGTCAACAAATGAAGATGGCACGCGCGGAAAAGTCTATCTCGAATCGCCGCTCACACATTCCATCCGGCCAGCCGATGTCTATCTGATTTCGTTCTTCCTGCGTTGCAGGTTCGATACGGACGACCTTGTCATCGACTACGAGACGACGGAGACAGCGACGGCAAGCATCCAGTTCAAGGAGGTGGATGAGTGATGGCAGACAGCCGGATTACGACGTATGAACATTCCGCTGAGAACGGCATCCCCATCGAGTGCTACAAATTCGTGCATCGTTCGGCGATGACGCTCGGGAGCGAGCTGAAGAATCCAAAAATCTCAGCGGTGATTGCGATGATTGGGGACTCTGTCGCGTCTGGGTATCCTTATACGGATGTCATGCCCGTTGAAGCAGAGGATTGTCATAGCTGGACGCAATGCATTCGAGATGCGTATAAAGGTGTTCGCGTGCTCAATCGCGCCATTGGAGGGGACGTCTTAGAGAATGAGGCAGCGCGCTTTGAAAAGGATGTGATCCAGTATTGTAAAGAGACGATTGGCCGGTATCCTGACATCTGCATCATCGAAGGTGGAGCGAACGATTGCTGGAACCCGCGAACAGATAACTTTGCGGAAGCGATGACGGCGTTCGATGCGATGGTAAAGAAGTGCACGTCCCTCGGCATTGTCCCCGTCATCGGCGCGTATTACGGTTTGAGCCGCATGTGGGTCGAAAAAGTTGTAGCGGCGAACCCAGACGCATCTTTAGGGCGTGGATGGGGAAGCGACGAATTGGCCATCGATGGTATCCTGGCCAATATGACGAACCTCTACAGGCAGGTCGAGGACTACTGCATAAAGAACAGCCTGATGCTATGCGATTTTGCACGGCCATGGTGGACACTCACGGATGCATCAGATGCGGTCTGGAACGACCTCAATACAGACCTCGTTCATCCAACGGATGCTGGTTACAAACGAGCAGGTGCTCTCTGGGTTTCGGCGCTTCTTCCAGAGCTCAACAAGTTCAAGACAGGGACGCCGCCATCGGCCGCGACGAGCGACATGACGTATCTTTATACGAGCGCGGCAACGGACATCGAGCTCACGACGACGGAAAGCGGCCTGACGCGGACGGAGAAATATTTCGCCGACACGATTTCTCGCGAGTCCATCACGCCGGGGAGCTCGGGCAGCGCGACGTCCTGCGTTATCAAGGTACACAAGGACAATGCCGTCGCGAAACTCTTCGAAGGCCCGCCGCCAGAGTCGCCTGTCGATGTCTATGTCTACCGCGTGCACGAGCAGGACACGTCGCTCTATGACACCATCCTGCGCGGGAAGGTCGGGCAGGTCAGCTTTGAAGGAAGTGAATGTGAACTCACGGTCGATATGGACTCGTGGCTCTCGAAGGAACTGCCGAACGGCATGAACCAGTATTACTGCAACCATGTCCTCTTCGACCATAACTGCAAACTGAAGAAAGAGGACTACGCCGTTGAGTTCTTCATCGACTACGTGGACGGCAAGACCGTCATCCATTCCCGCACGCTTGCGGCTTATCCTTCTGGTTATTTCGATGGCGGACGTCTTTATTTCGGCGGCAACGTCCGCATGATCTCGAAGCACGAGGGTGATGCCATCACCATCAAGTATCCGTTCGTGGACATCCCGCACAACAAGGTCATCGTCGTGCCCGGCTGCGACTCGCTCTTCCGGACATGCGCGGCGAAATATCACAATACCATCAATTTCTCCGGCATCCCGTACGTCGCGCCGACCGACCCAGAGAAGAATCCGACGGGGCAGGGCGCGTACTGGGTGGACAGCCTCGTCATCCGCCGCGACACGGACGGCTTCGTCGGAACCATCAGCATGTAGGAGGTGACAGCATGGCAGGGCTCAACAAATACGTCGGCTGGGGCGTCACGACATTCCTCTTGGCGCTCCTGAACAAAGGCTCGAACAGCGGTGACGAAACGGCGCAGGAGCCGGATAATCTGAATGTCACGAGTGCGCAGACGAAGATTGGTTCGCCGATTCCCGTCGTGCTCGGGCGCGGTCTTGTCAAGTCGCCGATTGTTTCATGGTTCGGCGATTTCGAAGCGCGCATCTACACCGAGGAATATTCGTCGCACGCGTCGTTCTCAGCATGGCCGCTCGTGCTTTCCCTGATTGCCAGCGTACTGACGGCAAAGACGACAGGGCACATCAATGAGGACGCACAAGGGGAACAAGAAGGAAGTGCTCCTGTGGAAGGCGGCGAGGGAGGAAACGTCAGCAAGGTCAAAACGAAAGTCAAGGGGACGACGAAGGATGACCGCATCACGCCGCTCATCTGGTCGCTCTTTGTGTGGCTCCTGAACTGGCTCATCAATGGCCGCCATCTGAAGACTACCATCCAGAAGGGCTTCAAATATTATCTCGGCTATCAGTTCCTCGTTGCATGGAGCGGCCCGAGGATGCACCTCAAGCGCATCTATATGAATGAGAAGGAGGCTTGGGCGGGCGATGCGAGCCGGGACGTACTGGGCGGCGCTGCTTATGACATCGACATCAACGACGGCGACCTCTTTGGTGGCGTGGACGAGCAGGGAGGCTTCGTCGGCCACATGCATGCCTACCTCGGAGGCGATGCGCAGGGGGCGGATGCTTACATGGTTTCCATGATGTCCGGCGATTCTGTACAGCCAGACCTTCGCGGCCTCACGCCAGCCTATCGCCCGTTCGTCACCATCGTCATTCCGAAAGCCTATATCGGCAAGCAAGCGACAATTCCAGAGACATGGGTGGAACTGGAGAACTATCCCGATGCGCTCGGCCTTGGGAAAATCGGCGATGATGCAAATCCTGCCGAAGCCATTTATGAAATCATCACGAACAACGACTGGGGGCTCGCAGAGCCTGCGGACAATATCGACATTGCTTCGCTCAAGTCCATCGGAAGGACGCTTGCGGAAGAAGGCGTCGGCATCTCCATCCAGCTTTCGAGCATCACGAAGATGCAGTCGCTCCTTGACAAGATTTGCGAGCACATCAACGCCGTGCATTATTCCGACCCTGAAACGGGAAAGCTCGTATTCAAACTCATCCGCGATGACTATGATGTCGCGAAAGCGCCACGCCTCGATACGCACAACTGCGAGAGCGTGAAGTTCACGCGGCTTGACTGGAAGCAGACGGTTTCGAAAATCTCCATCGAGTACACGGACGCCGAGAACCGTTTCGAAGATGCGACCGTACCAGCAAACGACCCTGCTGGCATCGAAATCAACTCGGACATCCAGACCGTCAAGAGCTATGATTACTCGTTCTTCACGACAGCAACGAATGCGAAGTGGTCGGCCGAGCGAGAACTTCTCTCGCAGGCATACCCGCTCGCTACGGTCACGATTGATGGCAACCGCTGTCTTTCGAACCTGCGCATCGGCGATGTCGTCGTTCTGAATTGGTCCCCCTACGGCATCCAGAACATGGTGCTGCGCATCACGAACGTCGATATCGGGGATTTCGAGGAAGGCAAGGTCGAGATTGATGCGATGGAGGACGTGTTCAGCCTCCAGCGCACGGACATCGACTTCTCCGGCTCGACGGAATGGACAGAGCCCGATGCCTATCCGGAAGGCGTCCAGCACTTCAAGTACATGGAGATGCCGTATGAAATCATCAATGACACTGACACGTATGTCTCGGCTTTCGCGGCCGCGCCGGATGCGCAGACGCAGTCCTGGACGGTCTGGCGGCAGCCGTACAATGCGGCGTTCCGCTCAACGAACAGCCTGAGCAAATGGACGCCAGCAGGCAGGCTTGTCTATGATGTGGCAGAGTTCGGCGATGTCGAGGACACGGTCGGATTCGAAATCGTCGAGGACGGCGACAATCTGCAATACCTTGCGACGAGTACGGTGGATTTCACGGTCTCGCGGCGCGGGGCATATCTCATCGTCGTCGATGATGAAATCATGGCGTATTCGACGCTCCAGCAACTGCCGAACGGCCATTGGTACATCAAGGGCGTCCTGCGCGGCGTCTGCGATACCGTGCCCGCCCAGCATTATGCACAGGCGGAAGTCTTCTTCATCCGTTCTGGCAATTACGCGAATGTCACGACCGGCGGCCCTGTCTGCACGGCGGGAACAACGACAACAGAGAGCTACAACATCACAACGGCGACGGTCAGGCACACGGAGACCTTCGACTACACCAAGGTCAAGAGCCTCACGACGAAGCGGCGCTCGGAGAGCCCGTCTGTGCCAGGTCATATCCGCATGAACGCTCATCTCGTGAAAGATGCCTATCACGCCAAGAAACTTTCCGGTGATGTCTCCATCACATTCATTCCGCGCAACAACCGGCAATCGTTCGGCATGGTTTCGCAGGACGATGCAAGGGAATTCTGGACGCATCTGCCGTTTTCAACGGATACGGGCACAGACTATATCCTGCGTGTGACGTCAGGGAGTGCAACGAAGGATTACACATTCGCAGGTTCGCCCGCGATGCTGTCGTGGGCGACGTTCTGCTCGGACTTCACGGACATCGTGAATCCTGTCCGCTTCGAGCTTTATGCACGGAAGGACGGGCTGCTCTCCTACCAGCCGCAAGTGCGGACATTCGAATGGGCCATCCCGATGCTCTGCAATATCTATGCAACGGAAGGAGCTGCCTCTGCCGAGCTTTCGAGCTGGGGCAACGTGGACCGCATCACGATACCGGCAGGCAAGATGCTACTTTCGGACGAGCAGGTGCTCTACACGGATTCGCCGCTCTTCCTGCTCGGTACGCCTGCACCTGCAGGCACGGCCGTCGCGACGGGGAATCCAGCTACATCGTCAGGCGCCATCTATGCGCTTGACGGCACGCTCTGGATTCCGAATGGCGATGCCCTGCGAGCAACGGGGAAGGGGACGTACGAGCGCATCCATTTAGACAAGGGCTTTACTTTCAATTCTTGGTTCGTTTCTGGTTCCTCTGGCGGCATGGTGCAGAGCTATGAATGGACTGGGACGCTTATGATCGAGAGGTGATTTCATGGCAACGACAACGAAGAATCTCAAGATTCCACTGCTCGATGGGAGCAAGCCTTTCCGCACGGACACATTCAACGACGCGTTTCAGGCCATCGATGAGAACGCGCTTGCCAAGTCGCATGCTGCCGAAAAATCCCATTGGGACTTCTGGCAGCCGAACACAGCTTACAAGAAGCAGGACGTCTTCCGCACGACAACGATTCCTTCCTGGGGCTTCTGGGAGGTCACGAAGGCGGGCACATCCGGCGCTACGGAGCCGGTCGGCTATGGCGAGGACGATACGTTCACGGATGGGACGTGCGAGCTCATTCTCAGGAGATTGACGAAAGGCGGAGGTTTGGCGGATGTCGAGAGCATCCTCGACACCATCCGGAATGAGCTCGCGCATCGGGCGAACGTGCTGCTCCTGGCTGACGACGGCATCAGCCCGTTCATCACGCGTTTTGCGGCCGATGACGGCACGACGTTCGAGATGGGGAAAGTCTGGATTGGAAGCTCCGTGCCCGCTGGGACGGCGGCATGGTTTGAGACGAAAGGAGAATGAATCATGGCGAACGAAAAGACAGGCGTGCTCCAGTTCCAGCTCGCCGATGGCACGTATGTCGCAGGCTATCCGAAGACGATAATCTCACAGGTCATCGGCGGGCAGGATGCCATCGACAAGGCCAGGACAGACGCTGTTACGGAAGCGCTGGAGAAAGCGGGCGTGAAAACGTACACGGTAGGCACGGATTACCATGCAAACGCGCTGGTAGCCGATGGCAGCAAGCTCTATCTCGTGATGAAGGATTTCACGGCGACAGCTGCGGATGCTGACGTGTCAGCAGGAGACATGGTTCTCATCAATTCGTCGAGCGTCACGACATCTTCTTCGGATGCGTTCATGACAACGGCGGAAGTCGATGCCTTGTTCGATGCAGCAGCGACGAGTTCGACGGGGGCATCGTCATGAGCAAGAAAATCATCACGGCCGAAGCCGCAAAGGAATTTGTCATCAAGGCAGCAGAAAAGAACTACATCCTCTCCAGAGATTACGAGGAGGTACGGAAGGAAGAACTCGACGCAATCTTTAAGGCATCTGACGAGCTTTCTATGGAGAACTGGATGAAGGCAAACTGCAAGGATTATGCGACGGTGACGGAACTGCCGAACGAGTTCTTCCTCGAAGCTGCCACGCACAAAGTGACCTCGCTCAAGGGAGCGTTCGCTGGATGCACGGCACTCACGTCCATCGCCCAGATGGATGAAACAAAAATCAGTTCCCAGTTTGAAACGCGTTACGTCACGGATTTCACGGGGATGTTCGATGGCTGTACGTCGCTGCCGTCTATCCTCGAATGTGTCTTCCAGTGCGACAGCATCACAGACGTCTCGCAGGTGGCCGGGATGTTCGCAGGGAGCTCGGTTAAGACGGCGCGGCTGGAAAACCTCGACCTGTACGTCGCTGCCAGCCTCATCACGAAACCAGCCCAGCTCGGCGACCTCGACGCCGCCATCATCAACGGCTATTACATCAAGGTGGTGAAAGCGTCATGAGCGAGAAAATTGCAGACGATTACGGATTCGAGAAACTCGCAGCCTATCTCGCGGCCCATGCATACACGGGCGGCGACAGCGGGACATTCGCCGTTGCATCGGATGCGGACATGGATGCCGTCTTCACGACAGGGGAAACAACTAACAGTACTTATGATGAATCAACAATTTATGTGGACTGGAGTGACAAGAAGACGGTAAAAGGAACGATTGCGCGGCAGTTTTCGCCTGCCTGGCACGCACGCGGCATCTGCAACTACGTGCATGTGCCCGGCAATTCCAATATCATGGAATACATGATAAACACGGACGACGCGAACCTCGGCCGGAATGGATTTGTGTCGATGGAGAGCGGCGGATGCTTCGTCCCGTATTTTTTGGACGTCATCAACAAGCAGATTTACAAGAACAATGACTATGCAAAAGTCACAGAAAATCTCAAAAGTGCAGGAAAGACCATTGATAGCGGAAATTATCCGAAACTGAGGGATGTCAAATATTTCAGCATCTTGTTCGGTTCCTTCAGCGCGTATATCGATTACCTCGGAGGTGCATCGTAAATGGCAGGCAGAAAAATCCTTGGGGCAAGCGGCTTGGAAAGGATGCGAGATTCCTACTTCAAGAACGAGGGGGCCTTTACGCATGCGACGCTGGATGCGGCGCTGCCTCGGGCCAAGATCAAGGCGGCTGAAAGTTATGGGAAATACAGGATGATGGATTTGTATCCGGATACCTATGCGACCATGACAACCGTACCAGCGGACCTGGATGTATCGAAACTGCGAGTCGTTGACGGACTGTTCCAAGGGTGCGCGGCCTTGCAGAGCATCGAGGGCCTTGACATTTCCAGAGCGGTGTCGGCGAATGACATCTTCAATGGATGCACCGCACTCAAATCCGTCAAGGGCGTCAACGCGCCAAAGTGCGAATCATGGGAATGTGCTTTTATGGATTGCACGTCGCTTTCAGAGATTGAGGAATGGGACACATCGGTCATTACGGATTTCTATCGGATGTTCGAAGGGTGCACGGCGCTGCCTGAAACGTTCCCGTGGCCGCTGGACGTGTCAAATGCGCAGCAGAAGAACACGAAATATACGTGCCGCATCTTCGCGCAATCCAGTGTCAGGAACGTCACGTTGAAGCAGGACTGGCGCCTGAATATCAATATTAAAGATCACCCGTTCCAATACATCGTTGGCAAGTATTTCGAGGAATACAAAAGGCATAACGTCGTCGATACGACGGCGGCCAGCATCGATATTCCTATCCAGATTGGAAACGATACGTATACCGCCCGGCTGCCAGAACCTGCCGACTGGGTGAAGGAAAGCTACTTCGATTCCTATCGAAAGATTTGGGACCTATGGTTTTCCAAGCATATCAGCGGTGACAGCATCGCGCTGTATTCGAAAGAAGAGACGGCCTATACCTATACGGATGCAAGCGGCACCACGCAAAACGGCGTGAGATATACGCCGAAAACGTATGCCGAAGATCCGACGAATTATCAGGATGTCATCACGTATGAAGAAAAAATCAATCGAGATACAAGCTATGTTAATTTTTATTGGAGCGGAGAGGGTAAATCTACAAGCATTCCTGCGAAATCCATCTATTTCAAGAAGAAGATAACCCACATTTTGAAACCCGCCATCAACATCACTTGGGCATGAGGAGGCAAAGCATATGGCAGTCAAGCTGATTACCATCGAGAACATCAAGTACATCATCAAGCAGATGAGCGCATCTTTCTGCGCGCCGTTTGCACAGAAGCTGTCGCCGGGCGCGAAGCTCAACGGCATCCTCTTCGATGGAACAAATGACATCACCATTCCCAATTCGCCGATTACGAACATCGAGCTCACATCAGCACATTCCGTCTCCATCCTGTACGACGGCGAGACGAACGCCCGCACCGTCATGATGGGAGACGGCATTTATTTCTATGATGGCACGAACCTCTACAATCTCATCAAGGTCACGAAGAACACGGATGGCACGTTCACCATCACAAGCAACCTGAGCCAGACGACGGCTGCGGCGTCCTCTTCGGATTCTGTGGCATCATCAACTGGGACGAGCTCCGCCAAGAGCTCCATCGGGTTTGTCACGAGCGATGAATGATTTTGAGAAACGAGGTGCAGCATGAACATCGTCCTGGATTTGTTCAAGAGCTGGATTCCTACAGGAACGGAGGTGCAAGTAGGCGGCATGGCATCGGCAGTCGGAACCCTCGTCACGTATTTCATCGGATGGGACGACGCTATGGAAGCGCTTCTGACGCTCATGGTGCTCGACTATCTCACGGGCCTCCTGGCGGCCTACATCAGCCCGGATTTGAAGCTGAGCTCGGAACGCGGCCTCAAAGGCATCTGCAAGAAAATCATGATTCTCCTGCTCGTCGTCCTCGGGCACGAAGTGGAGAAAGCCGTCGGCATCCCCGCCGTCCAGTCCGTCGTCGTCTGGTTCTTCATCGGCAACGAGGGACTTTCCATCGTCGAGAACGCCGCCAAAGCCGGACTGCCCGTACCAGCAAAACTGCGGGAGGCGCTGGAACAATTGTCACATGAGAAGGGAGCAAGGAAATGAGAGAAGCAACACTTGATGAAATCTACCAGCTCGCGGCAAACGCTCGCGAAGACATCTGGGACATCGCGAAAGCCTACGGCCGCGACCCGAAAATCTACCTGCATTGGTCAGCAGGGCATTACTTCCATACGTTTGAGGACTACCATATCAATATCACGGCCGATGGAAGATTCTACATCGCGACCGAAGACTTCAGCGATGTCCTTGCACACACTTACAAGCGCAACAGCGGTGCGGTCGGCATCGCACTCTGCTGCGGCGTGGACGCCACGACGAATGACCTCGGCAGCGAACCGCCGACTGCGGACCAGATTGAGGCGATGGCGCAGGTGACTTGGAAGGTCGCCGATGCGCTTTGGCTGACTATCAACAAAGACCATGTCATGACGCATGGCGAGGCAGGGGACAACGAAGATGGCCTCTATACGCACGACAACTATGGCCCGAAATCGACCTGCGAGAGATGGGACCTTGAATTCCTCGGCACGGACGAAAGCCCATCTTTCAATCCGTGGGCGCAGGACGGCACGCGCGGCGGCGACGTCCTGCGGGGCAAGGCGCTTTGGTACAAAAACAACGCCGCACAGTAACGCACGCGTGCGTTGAAACTCGAAAACCTAACACACGCGTGCGTTGAACGAACTACTTAGAAAATCTCGGTAGTTCATTTCGTTCCTCTGTTTACGAAAGGGCTGGTGCCGATTGGCAAGCCGACAGAAGAAACAAGAACGGCTCCTGGAACGCCGTGATGAGGACGGCTATCCCGGCTTGATACCTCTCAGCGAAATCTACCACTTCGAGGACTTCCTCACGCACGAAAGGGACTGGCACTCGGCGGTCACGTCTGGCGCCGAGCTCCTGCACGTCTATCGTCATGTTGGCGAGGAAATCATCGTGTGGTTCAACGGAAGAGCGACGGCCACGTCACGTCACGGCATGGGGCTTTATTATTGCTACCTGACATTCTCAAAACGAAAGGATGCGTATTATCATGAGCAGTAAATGGGTGGAATTTCGCGATGCTATCGAGGGCGAAATCGAAAACGTGAAGCTTGACGAAGCTGCGAAGCAGGAACTGACCAAGAACCTCGTTGACAACGTCATGCCGGCCGTCGATGCCTGGGTGGACAAACTCGCAGGCGGGCTGATGGAGGAAGCGAAGGGCGAGAGCGGCTGGTGCAAGATCCGCGACGGCATCGTCCTGCCGGGGTGTCTGCGGGCGCTCATCCACGTCAGCAAGATGATGCTTCAGAAGACGATGGAGAACACCGTCAATGCGGCATCTGCATAGAAATCCGCATAGAACGCATAGAAAAGGAGCTCTCGGCCATCACGGCTGAGAGCTCCTTTTTTCTGTAAAATCAACCTAAAAGGATTGATAAGCAACCGAACGGTCGATGGTATGAAGCGCGTGTTCGGAGAAGAACCCGAATAAATAGGTAGCAAAAAGCCCGACCTTGATGGCCGGGCTCTTTGTTGCTTTTTCGGCGGCAAAATCATTCTCGGCGGCAAAATGGCGGCAAAGGGGAATTTGCCATTGCATAAACCGCATGATTACGCCATCCGAAAGCGCTTTTGACTTTCACACACAATAGAATCAAAAGTTACAGGGGGATGGAGGATTGTGAGAAGCGTACATCCGATTCGAGGAGGGGTTCAACGAATGGATGCTTGGGGGCGCTTCTCTTTTTGTTTTCCCTTTGACAGCTTTTATTTTAGCGAAGGAAAACGGTTTCTGCAAGAGGCGTCTGTGATTTTTTTGCAGGAAAAAAGAGGAATTTTACCAGTTTTGTGAAATAGTAAATCTGTAAATGTGAAATTCACAGGTTTTTGTGAAGGGAAAGGGGAGCCTGACAACTTTGAAGACAAAGGAACGGAGAGACCGTGTCCTCCAGAAGCTCATGGAAGAGCGGCGCGTCACAATCGAGGGGCTTGCAAAGGAGCTCGATGTCTCGACGATGACGATCCGCCGCGATCTCCGGCGCCTCGCGGACGATGATGTCGTGACGCTCGTGCATGGCGGCGCGGTCTACAACGAGGGGAGCGCGTACCTGCCGGCGCTTTCCGTGCGCGAGCGGCAGATGCGGCGCGAAAAGAGCGCTATCGCCGAATACTGCGCGCGCCGCATCCCCGAGGGCAGCGCCGTCTATCTCGACAATGGCTCGACGACAGTTGAGATCGCCGACGCACTCTTAGGCAAGCAGAACATCGCCGTGCTCTCGCATTCACTGCCCGTGCTCAACATCCTTTCGAATGCGAAGAACATCCAGCTCATCTCGATTCCGGGCGTCTACGAGCCCTCGGCGAAAGGCTTTTTCGGCGATCTCGCCGTCCGCATGATTCGCCAGTTCCGCATCGACATCGCGTTCTTCGGCGTCACGGCCGTCAGCGCGGAGGACGGCGTCATGAGCGCGGTGTTTTACGAGCAGGCGCTCAAGAAGGCGCTCCTCGAGCGCGCGCGCAAGAAGGTGCTGGCCATCGACCACACGAAGATTGGTGGCACGTCGTTCCTCAAGGTCTGCGACCTCAAGGATGTCGATGCCATCGTGACGGATCATGCTGCCGACCGCGCGTTCCTCAAGGAGGCGGCGCGCCTCGGCGTCGAGACCGTGCAGGTGTAA